ACAGCCTGAGCCATCTGGTTCAACAGGGCTGCACCGACTGGAAACAGTTCGGTGAGGTCAACGCCACCTACCACGAGGGTTTGGTGCTGTTCAACTACACGGCACTGGCACAGTTCCAGAACCGCTGGAACTGGTTCGAGACCCACAGCCGAGGGCTGATTCTGGACGCAGAGAGTGGCGAGGTGGTCGCGCTGCCCTTCCCTAAGTTCTTCAATTGGGGAGAACGCGGGAGAACCAGTTCTGGCCCTATCGTCGAGGCCACTGAGAAGATGGATGGGTCGCTAGGCATCCTGTACCGGCATCAGGGCAAGCTGAAGATTGCCACACGCGGCAGCTTCACCAGTGAGCAGGCGCTGTGGGCGACCGAGCGGCTCCAGTACATGGACCTCGCTGGTCTGCCACACTCGTTCACCATGCTCTTCGAGATCATCTATCCTGAGAACCGCATCGTCGTCGATTACAAGGGGCGCCAGGGCCTGTTCCTGCTGGGCATCCGGAACCGGTTCACCGGCGAGGACTACCCGCTGCGCGTGGTGCATGACTTCGCAGCTGCTTATGGCATACAGGTGCCGCTGTGGTACGACTTCACCTCAGTGGAGGACGTACTGCGAGCCGCAGCCAAGCTGACGGCCAATGAGGAGGGATGGGTGCTGCGGTTCGCGGACGGCCAGCGGTTCAAGATCAAGGGCGAAGCCTACCGGCTGGCGCATCGCATCATGACGCAGGTTACTTTCAGCCGCGTCCTACAGTCCGTTCAGGCCGGACAGTTCGACGCCATGATTGAGGGTGTGCCTGACGAGTTCCTGAGCCAGATTCGGCAGTGGAAGGCGTACATCGACACGACCGTGCGCAATGTCCAGCTGGAATGCCAGACGCGCCTGCGCTTCGCACCGAGCGGTAGTCAGAAAGAATTCGCCCTGTGGGTGCAGCAGGAGAACGCCAAGCGGCTTCACGCCTATGTCTATGCCCTCAAAGCCGGCAAGGACATCACCCCACTCATCTACAAGCATGCCTTCAATGACATTCAGGACGCGCCCATTCTCAGGGTAATCCTGATGGCCCACATCATCAGTGGGAACGAGAACGTCTGGTACATCAACACGGCCAACGCGAACTACGGCCCATACCTCAGCTTCGAGGCAGCAAAGGCTGTGTTCGACACGCTGCCAGAGACCCTATGGCCCTCACTGATGCTGGCGACCAAAGAGGTTGGCACTGGCGTGGCCTTCATGACCAAACGGCCTGACTGGTAGCCATCCCTCAATGTTGAGAGCGGCCTTCGGGCCGCTTTTGTTTTTGTGGTAGATTCTTCTGCAAAGGGCAGAGGAATTAAGTGAATGAAACGCGGGTGTCGCTTCTGGCGTGTTGCCACACCTCAGAAACCGTTATACAATTCAGTAAACATCGGTCAATCGAGATATACTGAGGTAAACCACAATATCATGCCGAAAGCGATTCCCAAAATCTCACGTCTGCCCAAGTTCATCATGGATGGCGGTAACTGGGCCGTCAAGATTGTCTGCGGCGAATATGAGTGTCTGTTCGTCCACAAGATTGCCGAACTGACCCCCGCCGCCTACGCCAACGCGATGGACCGGTACGGCAAAACCGCCCCTCTCGATTTTATCGCCATTGATGGCCGCTACTTCGTCGTGGGTGAGACAGCGCAGAGTTATGAGGTCATCCGCCGCCAGCGCCGTGCGAAATACACAGTGGACTACTATGGCGTCCTGTTCGCCAGCGCGGTCGCCCGCATGTTCTTCAATAACCCTGAATCACTGGAGAGCGGCCTGGACGTGATCGCCAGCCATGCCAGCGCCGATTATGAGTTCCGCGCCGAACTGCGGGCCAGCATCAAGCGCAACTGGAACTTCGAATGCGGCGGCGTCAAGTTCAAGTTCCCTGTCCTGTCTGTGCAGACGTTCGAAGAACCCTTCGGCGGCTACGCGATGATGGCCTTCAACAAGACCAAGCGGGGATGGGAAACTCCATTGAACGGTCTGGCGGTTGGCATTCTGGACATCGGCGGCGGGACGTGCGGGTGCCTGGGTGTGTCGGCGGACGGTACCATCCGGTACAACGTCGCGGCCAGCGGTGAGCATGGCATCAATAGTGCCATTGAAGCACTGAAGGTGGAACTCCAGCATGTCTACCGCGACCGGTTCAAGACTGGTGCACCGTCAGAGAATCGGCTCCAGCAGGCGCTCCAAACCAACGTTTATCGTGGCGGCGGATACGAAATTCCCTGCGAACGCGAGGTGGAGCGGGCGCTCAATCCGGTGCTCAATGATGTGTTCAACCTGTACACGACCAGCCTGGGTGGTGGCGCCGACTACGACCTGATCGCCCTGACCGGCGGCGGCAACGGCATCCTGTACAACAAGGTTCAGGCCATCCTCAATCACGGCAACGTGCATCTGGTGACAGACCCGAAGTACATTCACATGGCGAACGTGCGCGGCGCCCAGGTGTTCGATGCAGTTCTCAGTGAGGGTGGATAATGAGACCGCGCAAACCCCGCAGCGACAAGGGCACCAAGCGGGTCGAGCGGGCGGCTGAGGATGTCGGGTACAGCTTCAAACTCAATCCGTCAAAGCAGGAAGAGAAGCCCGTATACGACTTCCTCGAACACTGGCTGAAGCAGCGAGACGAGCAGGGGCGGCTGTACTCGCTGCGGCAGGTTATTGTGGGTGTCATCAGCCAGCACCTGGGGGTGCAGCTGCCCAGCAGTAGCAGCACCCTGTCGAAGGATGCATTGAGTGAGATATTCACGGCCAACGCTGACATGGTGGCCCAGCTGGTGGCTGAGAAGTTGATCGAGTCTGGTCTGACGGTAGGCAAGGCCAGTCGCCAGAAGAAGAAGGAGAGCGGCCTGGACAAGGGCTACCTGGGCAACCTGAGCAAGATATTCAAAAGCGAGGACGATGAGTAATCGTCCCTAACATACCGGCTTGAGAACCGGTTCTGAGGTAAACATGAACAACTACTATGAGGATATGTTTGGTGCAGGGCCGCAGGACTACAACTTCTTCGGTCGCCTGTTCGAGGGCTTTCCGGCGGGCTGGGAGCATCGCTTCGAGGTCAACCAGGTGGTGAGTCTGATTCGACCGATTAAGCAGGGCATTCCTGTCAATGCTCAGGGGGTTATCACTGAGATCAAGCGGGATGGCGAGACCAATTATCCCATCACAGTCCAGTTCGACCTGTCACCGTACCACATTCCGCTGCCGCCGGCGCTGCTGGAAGTGTACCAGCAGATGGGCCAGCAGCCGCCGCCGTTCCTGGGGACCGTGCTGGTTCCAGTAGGGCCGAACGATATTGACGCGGTTCTAACACGGAAGTAGTTGCATTGAGAACCAGTTATGGATAGAATGGGGAAATGGCCGCAGTCCGGTACTCCTGCGGCCTCACCTCCAGGAACAGCCTTTAGGGGCTGTTTTTCTTTTCCCCCTGCCGCAGATACCGGATAAGCGCGGGGTTCTCTTCAATGACTTGCAGCAGAGCGTTCGAGAATGCAATCACGACGCGCTCCTCAGTCTCATCGTCCAGATACAGGCCAGTCTGCCATGAAATGGCATGCAGCATCTCATGGATGAGTATCACTCTCTTGACACGCTCATCCATCCTCCCCAAAACACCTATGGTCAGTGCTAAGTGGTCAATTTCCCCCAGCAGAAGCCCCGTATTGGAGTCATTTCGCCGGTCCTCTTTCCACTCCTCAACCGTATAGGTGTTATTCCCCACGACCACTCGTTTAATCATCAAAACATCTCCGTCCAGTCCTTGACGCCGTACTTCTTGGCGAGTAGCTGATTCATCTTCTCGACACTGCGGTGGCCGTTCGTATCCTCACTGAGACCCCCCAGGTGGGTGAACTGTAGCGACTGGTCTACGGCGAGGTGCAGCCCCCGCGCCTGCGCCCGTTTGCACAGATCGAGGTCGCAGCCGTAGCCAGTAAAGTCTTCGTCGAACCCACCGAGTTCGAGGAACAGGTTCACATTCACCAGCGGGCCAGCCCAATCCAGCCAGTCAACCGGTTTGACGGTATCGCCGTAGGCATGCATGTGCTGGTGCGGGCTGTTGTAGGCGGGCGAGACGGCCAGCAGGCCATCGTGCGACCACTCCATGATTTGCACCAGCTTCGCCATCATATCCGGACTGACGCCCTGCACGTCGCTGTTGAGCATCCAGACGTACTTGTATTCCAGCCCCTGAAACAGGCGCATCGCCTTGTTCCATCCGGCGGTGAAGCCTTCATTCTCACCAAAGGTAATCCGCATCATCGTCTCGCGGAAGGGGACTGGCGGCTTAGAACCGTTGTCGATGATGCAGCAGCTGTAGCCCAGCTGGTCCACCATTGAGTGCATCAGTTCGGGCGTGTTGTAGACTAGGAACGCGGCAAGGGCGCTGGTAGCCATTTGTTGTACTTCTCCAAATTGCTCAGGATATACGGAGGCAGGGAGGGATTGACCGGCTCCCGATGCATCGGGAACTCGGAACGCTCAAACGGGTCTACGGTGCCGGCGATGACCTTCTCCAGCCGTTTGGCATCGAGGTAGGTCTCATTGTCGAACTCGCCGTGCGCGAAGGAGCGTATCTTCATCTGGACGGATTCCACCGGCGACCAGTCCAGCACAGGGAAGAACGAGAAGTGCCACGCTCCCTCGTTGTACCGTTCCCACTCCCAGCGCCGGTCGCGCAGTTGCTGGGGAGACAGGTTGTGATGGGGCCGCATACAGCAGGGGCCAATGAGGAACTGGTCGCTGACGCTCTCCAGATTGTAGTAGTACGTCTTCATGGAGATGGCGGTCGGCGCATCCAGCACACGCGCCCAACGGATGGCCTCTGGCTTGGGAATCTCATCGACATCGGAGACGATGATGAGGTCCAGCGGATGGACGCCCACCAGTCCCCGCGAAATGGCGTTGCGCTGGTAGAATTCGCGGTCCCAGCGGTTGGCCGTCTCCTGCGGCATGTCCTTCACCAGCACATGGATGATTTTGTCGCGCCACTGCGAGAACCGGTGCTGGCTGATGGAGTAGTAGGGCGTCTTCGGGTGGCCGGAGAACGTCATATCGCTTTCGACGATGACGAACTTATCCACCACCTCATTGAGAGTGTTGAGCCGGACCTCAAGCAAGTCCAGTTCGTTGTTGAGGGTGAAGCAGTCGTAGATCATTCGATGTAGACCTCGCTCACTATCCATCGGGGATTTTCGCTGCGATGGTGTTTGATAGGAGGAAGTTTATTGGTCACTTGATGGTGACAGTTCGAACAGATAAATCCACCAAAAAACCGTTCTGTCAGACCGTTCCCATGATCGGTCTCAGATGGTTTCTGGTAGTCCATCCGTTCCCCACACTCCGGACATATCATGACCTTCATTAGATTATCCCCATGCCTTTCACCTTCTCGTAGAGGTCATGGTCCGCTTTTAGTTGGACAATCTGTTCATCTACCCATGCGCGGGTATCAGGGTGCAGCTTCATCTTGTCCCGATTTTCTGCGTACCACTCCCAGGTGTTCGGCTTACCAAGTGCTCGACCTGCACCAATCCAGTCGGCAATCATCTCCCGACGGTAGACATCCGGCATGGGCAAACATTCCGTTTCGCCTCTGTCCCATGTCAGCATCCAATACTGCCAGTGATGCTTATTGCGCTTCTGGTGAGCGTTCCAGGCGTCTGCGAATTCAGGGAACTCGATATAACGCTTGGAACCATCCTTGTTGTAGAAGGTCGTGGTATAGGGAAACCATTCGTCGGGCAGGAACTTATCCCAATCGTGGAGAATGGCAATCCAGATCGGCACACGCATCCGGAAGCAGGCCAGGAACACAAACCACTTGTGCCGCAGCACGTACTTGAGATAGGCCAGATGGCGTCTCATTTATCACCTCCGATGGACTTTTCGATGAGGCGCTTGTTGGTTCCCCACCATAGGTCGCGCCAGTAGTCTGCATTGCGGGCGTACATGTTGGCGGTGTCTATCCAGTTGGCAGCGAACCGCTTCAATTCCTCCACCGTCTCCGGCATCGGAATATCGTCTGAAGGTTTGTGGGTGGCTTCCGGCGGGCGCTTCACCACGACGCCATTGGCATCCTTCCAGTGCGTCTGATGGTTCTTGGCGTCGTTCTTGGCGATGATCGCCTCAGCCGCCTGGAGCACGAGATGGAAGGGGATGTTCCGGAACTCCAGCAGGCCAGCCGCCGAGTACACCACATCCACATATTCCTTCGCCACTTCCTCATCAGACTTGGTGTAGAAAGCGTCCTGCAACTCTGCCACCTCACTGGTGACAGAGCGGACGCGGGCCTGCTTGGGGTCGGGACAGTTGCGTGTGTCCCAATACGCATGGAAGCGGATTGCCGAGCCGATGATGCGGGCGAGAATACCGGCAGTCATTTCGCGGCCACCCGTTCGAAGACCCACACCTGGTTCTCGCGGTTGAGGTCATCGCTGATGACGGTCACGCCCTTGGGCCAGAATTCGTTCTCCAGCGCAATAGCCTTGACGGTGCCCTGCGTGTAGGCATTGAGGTAGTAGCCCGCCGCCGTCCTCTCAATGTGGTCGGACACCTCATTGGTGAAGGGAATGTTGGTCGAGATGATGACGTACCGCTTGGCGATCTGGAACGCATCTTGCAGCAGCGCCGCCGATTCCAGATGCTCAATGACATCTTTAATCACCACCACGTCCTGAGACTTCCCGCGCAGGCCAGTGTCCCGCAGGTTGCCCACCTTAAACGAAGCCTGAGCCGGATGATAGCCCTTGGCGAAGTCGATGGCCTTTGGGTTGCTGTCGATACCCTCGTACTTGGCGGTGTAGCCCGCCTTCACGAGATAGAAGAAGAGAGCGCCGATATTGCATCCGAGGTCGAGCACCTTTGTGGCGCCCAACTCGACGACGCGCTTGGCAATCTCCTCGTACACCCGCGCCTGCGGGGTAGGGCCGTCATTCACGCCGGCCAGGCCATCACGGTCAATCCAATACTGTTCCGGAAGGGTGTTCTCACTCATTGTTCATACCTCTCTGTATACCTCGAAAAGCCGCCCTGAGAGCGGCGTCGAAATCATCGTCTGGCGGCTTGGTGAGCAGTGCCAATTCCTGCCAATTCACGTCCTCCAGTCGGTCGTCGGCCACTCGTGTCATTGAAACCATGAGCGGCTGATTTGCCTCGACGACAACGGAGACCTGCTGGGCGCCAACGTCTGACGTCATCCCAATTGCCTCATTGAGAGCCTTGCAAAACTCCAGCGGCACGTCCTTCTCATAGGTATGCACGATGGGTTTGAAGGCCATTCCCACATCATCAGACACTAGTTCTGTGACCTTCACGCAAGCCTTGTTGGGCGCGGTGACAGTGATCTCGATTTTGGCGATGCGCCGGTCTCTGAAAATGCCCAGCGCATCCAGCAGCCGTTTCGCAAAAATACCATTGCTGCTCAGTGGGTAGTGGTCGCTCATGACAGTTCCAACTCCAGCCGCTCATAGAGGCGGATAGCCTCTGCTTCACACATATCGTCGAACGCAGCCATGCCCTTTTCATAGCCCAGCTGCTTCATGTACTCGTTCATCCGGTCGAGACACGAGATGTATCCGATGGCGTCCACGCCGTTGTCCCGCTTGGGGATGTTGACCTCGCGGGCCACCTTGAACAGCACCATCAGCCACGCCACCTCAATGGGGGTGATGTACTCGCCGTCCGCCAGCTTCCCGCGTGAGCGCAGGTAGGGCGTCCACAGGCCAGCAACGCGGGCGAAGTTGATGAGGGGGTGCCCGTAATCCTGCTGGCGCGAATTGAGCGTCACATCCTGAGCCTCTTCCAGCCAGGACTTCTGCGTGTCAGTCATTGCGTAACCTCGTAATCATTGATGGCGCCGTCGCCAGTGAGGGGATGGTCGGGGTTGTCGATGTGGCCGCAGACCACGCCGGTGTGGATGTACCATGCATTGGCGCGACCCGCATATTCCGCATCAGCAGCGTAGCAGGGGTCCTCGGACAGCCAGACCTCTTTCCGGATTGGATGTGGCCCCTGACGGAAGCGGATGAACTGAAACAGGTCCTTGTGAATCAGGCAGCAGCCCATCGTGCCGTGCTTCGTGATGAGTACTTCGTCGGTCGCGTCCCACTGCCCGAAGACGTAGTTGACGTGGCTGTGAGCGCCGCGCCCAGGCACGAGACCCCCAACGAGAGGACGCCCCAGCGCCAGCAGCTTCGTCAGGCTGTCCGGCGGCACAATCACGTCGCTGTCCACGAAGAACAGCCAGTCGGCCTGCCGGTGCAGGGCGTAGTCGATTGCCATGTTGCGGGCCGTGATGATGGGATACAACCGCACTCCGTTGTCCTGATCGTACTTCTGACGTGGGCGCCAGGAACTGGTGACGTTCCAGTAGTCAAAGTCGAAGGGGCGCAGCGCGTGGTTGAAAAGGAACGAACGCACATCGGTGTAACGTTCCGGTGCGTTCGTCTCAATGTTGAGGTACATATAGTCCAACTCAGGGACGGCATTGAGGGCTTCGATGCAGGGCAGGAGACTGTATGCTTTTCTGTCACATACAATCGTTGCGGAAACAATGTTCACGTATTTTTCTCCAGTGAGGTGATGGATTCCAGTCGCTCGACGCGCTGGCGCAGGGCTTGAACTTCCTGCTTCAGCTGCGAGTTCTCAGCGAGAAGGCGTTTGTTGTCTTCCGTCAGCGTCTTGTTGACTTCTTGCAGGGCGACGTTGGCATTGCCAAGGCGCACGTTCTCACGCACTTCGGCCAGATGCAGCTGCTTGGTGTCATCCAGCTTCTGTGTGAGTTCTGAGATGCGCTTATCGGTCGCCAGCTTGTATTCCTCGAAGCGGCCTTCGATGGTGGCCCGCTCCTGTGCGTTCTGCCGCTGACGGTCTTCGAGACCTTTTACCTGCTCTTTGAGTTGAGCAATCTCCTGGCGCTTTTCCGCCAGTTCAGTGTCCTTCTGCCGGTCGGAAGCGTCCATCCGCGTCATGAGGCGGTCTTCGACATCCGTTGCCCGCTTATCGGCCTGTTTCAACTGCTCAGTGAATGCAGCAATCTGGTCCTTGTTCTGCCGCGCCTGCGATTTCAGCAGCCACAGCAGCGTGACACACACGCCGATCAGGACAAGAACTGCCAGACCCATCAGGCCGTTGTCCTTATATACCTGCTGGGTCAATTCTCCGGAAATTTGCGCCAGGAAAGGATAGCTCATGGTGTGTTCAGAACCGGTTCTCGATTACGAGCCGGAACCTCCTGTCTTCAATGTCTCTGCGCTTGCCAGAATAACGGGCAGCGGTTCGTGAACCTTGTCCAGCAGGCGGCTCTCAGTCAGGTCTCCGAGTTTGGAGACATCCACCAGGTTAAAGCCTGCGCCAGAGATAAGCTTCTGGAGTTCACCGAGGACATACTGCTTCTTCTCTTGGCCGGTGCGAACAATGGCGCCGGTCAGGTCGGACTGTTCGGCGGCTTTGACCAGAAAATCGGTCCACGCCGTCACTTGGTCCCACTGAGCCTGGGTGAGTTTGGCTTTCGCGTTCGCCCGCTGCACAGCGATGAACCTGCGTACTTCGTCCAGCACAATGGGCGTGAAGAAGGTAATGAGGCCCGACAGGACCAGGAAAACGAAATTCTGAACTTCAGGGCTGATTGGTTGCATAACCGGTTCTCCGTTTGTGATACGATACCAACATTATAAGGCCAAACAGCCTTGCATGTCACCAGTAGATTGGTTAATTCTCCTCATAGCCGTAGGCCACGAAGGAACAGCCGGCCACTAGATTAGCGCCAGTGTTAGACAGAATGGTGACACTCGCAATCGGGTCGGTCTGGTTCTTCCACACGCCCGCGCCCGCACCATAGAAGAAGGCACTGGCAACAAGGTTGCGTGGTCCCCAATGGGTCCATTTGACACTGCGGTAGAGGTCAAGCCGTCTCAGATTCTCCAGCCAGATTGTGGCCGTGCCGTAGCTGGCAGCTGGGGCAGTGCCTCCAGGCCATGCATTGTATAGATAGATACCCGCTAGGGCAGTCTGGTCAGCGGCTGTGAGACCCGCACCGCGGACGAGAAATGCTTCACTGACGTAATTTGCTGCCGTTGCGTCATTATTGAAGCGCAATATAAGTGCGTCATTCGTTGCGGCAGCGTCCGTCCTCAATGTCACTTCCAGTCGTACACGATCAGCCCAATTCGGGAGATTAATTACATAATCCGGCTGCGCAGCAGACAGGATGACCGTTGGAAAGAACAGGCCAGATTGGTATGGGCGCGAAGCTGCCTCGCCCAACAGGGGAGTGCTATAGTCATTGCCAAGCACCCAAGGGCCATTGATACTCTGGCGGTAAGTGGTTACTTGACTGCCAACAGTCGGCGGATTGCTGGGTGAAATCATGACCGGAATCTGTCCAGTCCCCTTCACTTCAACAATCGCAATTTGACTGCCTACAGAAATAACTGTGCCAGTTTTTTGCTGGGAAGGTTGTAGCCGCCGGTTGAAGTTTTTGAGCGCATTAAAATCCATCATGTCCTCGCTACATACTTACGTGCCGATATGGTGGAGACCATCTGTGTCGGGTTGACTGATGTGCTGATGCTATTGATAAGCCATTCCTCACCGTTGACCGATATATGATCTTCCGGCTCCAGCAGTGGGGAGTAGGAGGTCGTGATAACGATTTGTTCCGCCTGTTGCTGCGTAAGACGAATGTACTGCTTGGCAAAGGTATAGCATTCAGCCGAGGACATCAGGTATGGATTGTTTACCTCTTCGAAAATGGTGCCATAACTAGCGACGAGAGAAGGGTCAATGAATTCAGCTGTCGCGTAAGCGCCTAAGAGCCGGACGAAAGTGCGAATAGTGCGCGGCTCGAAAGACCGCGCCTTCGTTTCAATATAGCTAATCGTGCTCTGCACTGCTGTGTTATCCACACGCGACAACTTGATATTCCCGTTCCAACGGGTCCACAACTTGATGTTGCGGCCATCGAGAATGCGATTGAGGGCATTCAGCGGCGCCTCGCTGGGGTCTACCGTGTAAGCATTTACGATGTCTGGCAAAGCGGACATGCGAACATTATTGAGCGTGTAGGAATTGGCGGCGCCGTAGACACCAAAGCCAATTTGTGATGTCAATAGCATGTTGGCGCTTTTTCGTTCAGCGTAGAATCCAGTTAAGATATTCTGCGCGAAAAATGCTAGTACATACCAGTTATCAGACCCCGCATCACTGCTACCAACTGGCACCTCCATGAAGACAACTGAATAGCGTTTGTTCGCATTCGTGTTCGAGATAGTGTCGTACATGGAGTATGAACTGTTGGAAATTACGTCCCCTGGGGCGTATGACCATCCGGATGGGCGAATATCCAGTCGTCCGCCGCCATTGAGGTTCATCACGAAAGCAGGATAACCAGTGCTTTCGAAATCCAGTCGCCAAGACCCTGACGGCGGCGTGAAGTCAGTCCGGATAGTTTTTCCGAACAGAGAACCGCTTCCTGTAACCGTGATTGATGAACCAACAATGGATTTGCTGGCGAGGTTGGTATCAGCCCAGCTGCCACTGAGGAACCCGAAATCGTCAATCTCAGCCTTAACTTGCGCCAATCCAAAGAGCCGATTACTCACGCTCTCAATGCTCTCTGGTATCGAATCGAGATTGTAGCAACGCACGTTGGAGAAGCTGACCGAGGCCACGCTTGCAGTTGTCAGACGTGTGATGTACCCAACAAAACCCCGCTGCGGTGGCAGCAACGAGAACTCACGCTTGTATGGAGGCACAGCTGACACAGCAAGCGGCTCTTGATAACTAAAGATGATAGCAGCGGTTCCGCTGGCGGGCTGAGTGATAATCTGGATGTTGTTGCCAGAGAAGATTAAACGGAAACTGTCCGTCTGTGTTGCACCACCTGGGAACGACGATGAGAAAGTGAGAAGCGTTTGCACCCCATTGATGACGCGCCAAACAGAACAGTAGTATGCGCCAGCGTTCCGCACAATCAGAACATAGTAGTAGTTCTTATCGTCTATAGCACGGAACACAATACCGGCGCCTTGGGAAAACTGCGCAGTCGGAAATGCTGAACTAGGTGTCATGGTCCACTCGACCACGCCATTTGCACAGTTATTGAGCCAGGTATTGAAGGCCAGTGTTGTTCCATTTTTGACAGTCGTGGCAGTGAGAAGATTGCTGGCTGTTACCCATGTGCCAGACAGAATTTCGACATGGCCCAGCCCCCCGTACTGCGATGAGCCGCCAGCGAAATCGTCCATTCCTACCATCATGGTATTCCGAACAATAGCATCTTCGCTGCGGAACCGATCTGCCACCTTCACCATATATCCCTGAGCAGTCAGCCGCAGCATTTGGGTAGGAAGGTCATATTGCCAATCGTAGCTATCTACTTCGGCAATGCCTGTCTGAATTAGCACCGGCACTCCGCCAATGTTATAGCCATGCTGGAGGACCAGCGACACTGTGTTAGCCTTATTGAGGATGCTGTGGTTATTGAAAGTGCCATCGGCATTGTGGAGGATAAGGCCAATCTGATAGTTCTGGTCATGGTTCATCTCCATGCCGTCAATATAACTGCTAATGTCAGTCTGATAGGCGGCAGCAGAATAACCAAAGAAGCGCGTTGATGGGGAGCGATAAACGAGCCCTCTCTGGACTGCATACACATACTCACCTGTCTGGAAAAGCCTCACACCAGAAGTGCCGTAACCAGAAGGCAGCGGCAGGAATGTTCCTGCGCTCCAGAACTGGTTCTGCTCATAGGTATAAACCTTGTATCCAGTGACAGGATAATCGGTAGAACCATCGGATGTGTAGGCTGTTACATAAACCTTGCTGTTCACCACCGATGTTCTGACATTTTTCCTGAATAAAAAGCTGTCTGAGTGGTCAACCATATCAATAGGCTCAACGTGGTCAATGCTGTGCCTACGGCCTGGTCCCAGGTAAGAGTAGATTCCAGAAGCCACGTAGGTTTTTTGTGTGGTTGTTGTCCCATCCACCACAACGGTTGAGTTGCCTGGTTGTTCGCCCTCCACAACATAGAGGTTGCCATTGGATAGAGGGACAAAGGCAATTGATACGACAGGGTAGTGCGGATTTAGGCCCTCATTCTGGAGATTGACACTGGCGCCATCGAGCACGGTTGGCGTGGCGCGGATTAAGCTGCTGCCATTGGCAACAAAGTCATTGACCGCTTTTACCGTCTTGTTTGAATACAGCTGAATCAGTGAAACATTCAGACCGGTGCTGTAACCCGCAAACTGGAAACGGTAAGAGCGATAGAGGTTGGTGTTCGACGAGAAATCAATAAAAGGCGACCACTTCCCATTGCCATAGTTATCATTGGCGACTGTGTAAGTCAGAAGCGTAGTGGCAACATTGGCAGCCGTGAGGCCAATCACAGTGATGGTGCCGCCGGCGCGAAGATTGTCCGCCAGGATATAGGCATATTGAATTAGCACGTCAGCCGCGAAGGTGTATTGAACATATTGCGGCGATGCAGCAGTTGGCTTCCATCCGCTTGCCGTGTCCGTATCGAAAGCGTTGGACGCTGGGAATCCACTGGCTGCACTAGAGGCTAGTGCTGTACCACCCGATGGAGTTATCTGCGAAAACGCACTGGTCGTACCGCCATTGCCAGTGTTTGTCCATGCTGAGAAGCTGGCGCCATTATCGGCACTATTGCACGTCCAGATTGTTTCATCTGTTGACTTTTGGGCAAATACATACAACGTGCTGCCGGATACGCCAAGCCGAACTTTATAGGCGTTTGCGAGGGCTGAATAACCGGCCAGCGTAGTGATTGTTCCTGCTGCAAGATCAATGCGCTCTAATGCTGAAGGCGTTGGAGCACGGAAAAGATAGCCTGACAGCTGCACAACATCCCAATCGGTCGCCGTGTCGTTGTCGGCTGTATTGGGGGAGGTAAGCCATAAGGCAAAATCGGGATTGGTGCGGTGGGCAACAACATTCCATACAGGATTGGTGACAGCGGCTTTGAGATTGTTATAGTCAGTCAGGCTCAGGCCGCATTCAGCTTGGGAAATCATCAGTTCTCCTTTAGGGTACGGTGTCGTTATCCGTCAGATGGATGGACACGTAATAACGGGATAGGGCGGGGTCAAACTTCTTCATCTCGCCCATCTGGTCGAACAGCATGGTCCGGCGGTAGGCCGTGTGGTCAGCGTTGTCTGCCGGATGGTTGTGATCGACGAGGTAGACCGTGCGGCCCAGCATCGCTAACAGCTGCGCCTCGCGCTGGTCGAGTGTGTAGGACTGCTCCGCTTTCACGACCAGAATATAGGCCATGTCCTTGAATACGATGGGGTTGCCAGCAGACTCTAGGACATGGGTATACAGCTTGCCACTGAGGGAGCGTTTCGGGGAAATGATTACACTATTGATCTTGTCACGGTCAACAGTGGTCCATTTAAGGGAAGGGGCGTTCTCAGGCGCCCCTCCGATGGTTGTGCTCAAGTGAATGTGGTTTTGAGTTGCCACGAGAACCGGTTCTCCTTACGTTGACATTATACCATAAGATTTATCCACGTCAGACAATATCCCACCGACAGGTTGATTTGTTATAACCGTCACGTTCGATGGCGTCTTCACGCGGTCGGCAATCAGTTGCAGCAGGTCAATCATCTGCGCGAACTGCTGCGAGTAACCGTCATTCCGAACATCGAGTCGAGAGGCACTGTAGCCAATCGCGCTGTCGCCGCTGGTCTTGATGCCCTGCGTTGGAGAAGACGTGCCGCCAGATGTGGTGCCATTCGAACCAGGCGGCTTGAGACTATTCACGTAGTTTTGCAGGTTAGTAAAGAACCGCTGCAAACTCTGGCTCAGTGTCAGCAGGTTATTGCTGTAGATCGGGATTTGGGAATTGAGCACTGAGGTGTTGGTAGCAACTGGCCCCAGGCTCTCGCCCATCGTCTTGAATGCGCCGCCCACCTTATCGAACGACCCGCCCATGCCATTAATGACATCCTCGAACACGCGACCCTTCGCCACATTGAGATCAATGCTCTTATTGGTCCGGTCAACGCCCTGCTGGAGCGCGTCCACGTTCTTGCCGAGTTCCGCCACCTTCTTCGCTGCTGCCGCTGCCGCCGCTGCTGCACGTTCAGAAATGTTGTTATTGGCAATCGCGCCCTGCCGGTCGAGGATTCGCTTCTGCTCATTGAGCTTCTGCTCCTCCTGTATCCACTGAACCTGCTTCTGGTGCGCCTCTTCGGACATGCCCAGCCGCTTTGCCTGCAATGCCATATCCTCGTCGTGATGCTTCTTTTGCAGATCGAGGCTTTCCTGCTGGAACTTCGTCTCCTGTTCGAACTTGTCCTTATTCTTCTTGTACAGTTCGTCCGCCCACTTCACCTGTTGTTCGAACCGCTTCTCCTGCGTGTCTTGGCGCGACTGCTGCATCGAGTAGTCAATGGTTGCCCGTTCACGCTGCCGTTCGAGGTCGAGCCGTTCACGACCACGCGCAAAGGCCGCGTTCCGGTCGAAGTCTTCCATCTGCCAGCCAAAGTGCAGCTGGCTCTGGCTCCGGTTGAACGCGAAGTCCTCTCGCTGCCACTGCTGTTGGGTAACTTGCTCCTGCCGCTGGAATCCCATCTGCCAGCGGGCATTGCTGGTGTTGAACGCGAACTGCCTTTTACTGAGGTCGTAGTTCTCGTTCCACTGCTGGTTGTTGAGGTTGAACTGCTCCCATTGCAGGGCCATGTTCTGGTTGCCCTGCTGGATGTTGAAATTCTGCTGCTCAATCTGCATCTTGTCCTGAGCGTCCTGAATTTGCCAGTAGCTCATGCCGTTGCCGACATTCGGATTCTTGATGCCAGCCTTCTTCGCCCAGCTTGCCCATCCAGCGAGATTGTCCCCGCCTTGCACGAAGCCGTGTTCGTCGAGCGTCCCGCCGCCCAACTGCGAGGCCATTCCGAGTTCGCGCCCCATGTGCCCGTAGTAGTAGCTGGCGGCTGCGGCCTGCTGCTGGACCTGATAAATCTGGTCCTGTATGCCGTAGATACCGTTCTGTGCCGTCTCGTAAGAAGGCATGTACTTCTCAAAGGACGTGCCCTTGAGGTTGTCAGCAATCTGGTTGTACTGCGCACGGCTCATGTTGTCGTAGCCCATCGGCATGCCAGTGTTCATGTCGATGGTCTGGTACTTCGAGTCGATCTTGCCCTGAGAGGCCAGATAGGACAGCATCATCCGGTCGCCCGACGCGGCCTTTTGCAGCTGAATCTGCTGGACCTGGGGTAGGGCTGCTGCCTGGGTCGCGGCCATCGCTGCCTGTGGAGCGGACATGCCGTAGGCCATGTAGTTGGTCGTCATGCCAGAGAACTGGTCGAACGCCTGCGACTGCCTCACCGCTTCGCCACCCTGACCATTCTCAATGAGAGATTGCAGGCCATTGAAGAAGTTGCCGGTATAGGCGCTGATCGGGTTGAACTGGATGCTATTACGGGTTGCATCGACCGCCAGGTACTGACGCCCCTTGATGGGGTCGGCCAGCAGCTTGTTGGTGCCGAGATCGTCCTCACTGACGCCCTGACGCCCCACCATCATGCGGGACAGGTTCAGGCTCTCGCGCATGGGTGCAGCCAGTGACTGGTACTCGATGTCCTGTACCGCGCCTTCTTTGCCGAGAGCGCCAGTCAACTTATCAACCGCCTTCACGAAGTTGTCGAAGGTCTGCGCCTGCCCACTGGCTGCGACGTTCTGCTGGGCCAGTTGGCTCAGGTCCACACCACGTGAATACAGCTGGGTCGCGTTCGACGAGAGCATGTTCAACTGCCCGATGCTCTTATCGCCCAGCGTTGTCCCCTGCGAGAGGAAGTCCTGCACCGGCGTGACATAATCGCCCGCGCCACTGAGAACCATGCTGGGCACGATGGATTGCAGCTGGCTTACCACGCGCTTGGTGTTTACATTGCCAGCACCGTACTGCGCGACCAGACGGCCAGCGAGAGAGTAGGAGGCGTCCTTCGAGTTCTTCAGCTGGTCCGCGATCACGAACTGCCCAGCCTCGCCTGCCTGCTTCACGTAGGTGTTTAGCAGATCGTCCTCGCTGGCGAGTGGCGAACTGGTCATGCGCTGGCCTACCCAAGGTGTGTACTCATTTGTGATGTAGTCCATCGTCTGTGGGGTCTGGAAGAACTTATCCGTGTAGTCCGTCCCCAGCCTGCTCATGTTGAATCGGCTCCGGACTGTGTTGAGGTCCGCTGCCGCGCCCAAACCCCAGCCCGCACGACCCAACTGCTCAGGGTTCATGCCGGTTGTCTGGTCGAGGATTTGCCCCAGCGCGAAGCCGGTGGCAGACCGGTCCATCTGATTCTGGCCGTTGGCACGGATGTAGTTCTGAACCATGCCGCCCACATCGGCGCCCTTGAGTTGCGCTTCCATCAGCTGCCGCGCCCGCTGCGCAGACGGCATCTGCATAAAGCCGTTCTGGTCGAACTGCCCACCATACTGTGCCAGTGTGCCGAAGAGTTGGCTGGCCTGCTCCTCACTGATTGCCAGTGCCGAGGATTGGTTCTTAATCCATTGAGAGGTGACAGCCGAACGGAACTCATCTGGCGAGAAGCCGAAGCTGGCGACCGTGCCACTAATCTGGCCGGTCTTGATCGGCCCCATCGTCACGTCGCCGGTGTACTGCATGTTCTGGTACAGGTCGGTCATGTTCTCGCCGTTGGCAGCTGCCGCGACAGCAGCGTTAAAGAACGTGCCACCTTGCAGCTTGGCCGTGTCTTCAGCCGAGTATTGACCGAACATTGCCTTCAGGCCCGCGCCGTACAGACCGAACGCGCCCGCCGGATTGGAGAGCAACCGGTTCAGACCCGCGCCCTGGCCCATAAAGTCACCGATGGCCTGGTAGTTGTTGGCGTTGCTCAGGGAGTAGCCGAGCATCCCCGCCGCCGCCACGCCGAGACCAATACCCGCGCCCCACGAACCAGAGTTCGCCACGTCTGCATTCTTCAGCAGGCGAGAGGCAGCGAGACCAATGCCAACGGCTGGCATACCGACTGCCGCCAGCGTGCCGCCAATGCCCTGTCCAGCTTCACGACCCAGCGTAGCATCGAGAATGCCGCCCCACGCGGAATCTGCCTGCTGGCCCATCGCAATGCGGGCGCTGCGCAGTCCATTCTCGCGGCGCATAATCTGGCCGTACTGACCATTCATGAGGCTGTCGTAGCTGATTTGTCCCGACTGCAAGCCCATCAGGTCAATGGTCGCGGCCTGATTCTGGTACTCCTTCGCTGCGCGGACCACAGGGCTGATAAATTGCCCCTGTAGCGCACGAAGACCCCACAGCGTTCCTGGGTCAAAGAAGGACTGCGTGAGACGGCCTGCAAAGCCCGCCGCGCCCTCAGCCTTACCCATCAAACCATCACTGAGAACACCCTCGCCCCGCGCCTGTTCGCGCATCTCGCGGCCCTGCTTGCCCATCGCCGTGAGAATGCCCATCTTCGACATGCCAGACAGGTCATACTTCCCGCCGGTGTCGAACGCGCCCTCAACGCTGCTGTTCCGGACGTTCGCATCGAGAGCCTGAACCAGCTTCTGGAAACCTTCGGAGCCGGTCCAGCCCTTCATCTGCTCCAGTTCCGGCTGCTTCGCCAGAACACGGCCCGTATTGACATCGACGTTAGCCTCACCCTGCGCCTCAGCGATTTTGAGCGCCTTATCGAAGGTCGAGATCATCTTCGGGTACTCAGTGACCAGCTGCTTCACCTGCTTGGTGTGTTCGTCGGTCAGCTTGCTCAGGTCGCCCAGCCCATCGACCCACTTTTGCAGGTCTTCGGCGCCGCTGCCAATCTTCTCCATGAAGGAATTGAGCGTCCCAATGGCCTGGTCTGCCTCGCGGCTGGTGACAGTGCGGTTCTTCGTGCTGCCAGTGCCGGTCGCCCGCGCCATGATTTGCTCATCGCGTAGTGCGCCCACGTCGCCTTTGGTCTGCTCCAGCAGGGAGTCAACACCCGCGCCGCCGTCCTTGCCGAACGTCTCCATGAAGTCGCCAAAGCCCTTCGGCGCGACCATATCAGTGCCCTTGCCGAGTTCGCGCATCCAGCGCTGTCCTTTGCCCACCACGCCCTCAAGGGTTCGGTGAGCACGGATAATCTCCCGCGAATTGAACAGCTTGCGCTCATCCGGACTGGCCGCAGCGTACCGCGACAGCAGATTCTGGTACTGCTTGGCCGAGCGCACGTCATCGCTGGTGAGTTCACCGAGCGGGAACTTGGAGAAATGGTTGTGAACTGTCCCGCCACCTTCAGAACCGGTTCTGGAATTGCCCTGACCACCGCCCGAACCTTCGCCGCCATCGTCAACCGGCATCATGCCAGGTGCCGCTGGAGGCAGATCGCCGCCGCCCATGCCAGCGCCGCCGGCGTCCGCAGACTGCATATTGTTTCGACCAGCCTCGGACAGGTTCTCGTAGGCGCTGAACAGTTCCTGCCGTTCGTTGTCAGATAACTGCTCCAGCGGTCGGCTTTCGAGTTCCTGCACCCTCGATGTAAGCTGTTCTGCTGGGCTGGGTGGCAGTGCCTGAGAGCCGTACATATCCAGCAGGCGCTGGGCCGAGCCGCCGAGATTGTGCGTTTCCGCTGCTCTCAATGCCGCGCCCATCGTCTGGTCTCTGTTGCGCTTGCTGGCGAAGCTGTTAAAGAACTCCTTCGACTGCCGCGCAAAGCCACTGAGCTTTCCCTGTAAGCCCCACGTCGCCGCCGTTCCCTGCTTCTCCTGTGTCAGGCCAGAAGCGCCCATCATCATGGACATGAACGCACTGGTTTTCGAGAGGTCGCCTTCCTGCTCTCCGGCGGCTGCACCACGCGCAATGTCCGTCCACGACTTCGCCCCGAACAGACCTTGGAACTCTGCGGCAGTGTCCTTGTCGAACCCGCCCGCCGTGTGTGCGCGTTGAACGACATCGAGTGCCTTGTCTTCGAGTTCCTGATTCCCCAGCGCGTTATAGGGCATCATCAGACGTGTGGCAAACCGCCCGAACTTCTCGCCCCAATTCCCTTCCGTATCAATGCCCTGCACGTTCACCAGTTCATTGTGCAGATAGCCCAGCGCGTCGTCGCGGCTCTCGAACTTCCGCTTTACGTCATTGCCATTCTCATCCACGCCGAAAGTAAACGGCTTGTCGCCGTACTTCGACGACATGACGAACGACTGACTGGCCTTGATGAGGTTCTGGAGATGCGGGTCGGCATTCTCGTAGTCTACGCCCGCCTGATAGCCGGTGCCGGCCACCAACTGCGCAGCTTCGGAGACCATCTTCTGCTGCGGCGAGGCTTCACCGAATAGACTGCCCGACACGCGCCGTGCGATGTTGCCGAGGTAGCGGTTCAGCTGGTTGTAAGCCGGACCCGCCGACGCCTTGCCAAGCCGCTCCGCCTCGTTCTGCGCCGAGATGTCAGCCCCACTGAGGTACTTGATGGTCTTGTTGATGGCCTCAGAATCCATCTGCTCACCGGCCAGGGCAGGGAGAACCGCAGCGCGTTTGCCGATGTCGCCCTGCAACTTGAGCATTTCCGAGCCAGGTTGCAGTCGCGCCCGCCGCAGAATCTCGTCAGGCGAGGTGATGTCCAGATCGGCACCCACCAGTTGACCGGTCTTCTTGTCCTTCCGGTAGTTGATGAACGCATTGTACTGGTCAGCGTCCGTGTCGGACACCATGAGCTGATTCGCCTCAGTGGATACCGCAATCCCGCCGCGCAGGTTCTTCAATGCTGCGGCGCGAGGGTCATTGGCCTTCACCAAGTCCTCGACGAAGGAGCCGACGCGCAGATTGAGGTTGTTCTGCCACTCACTGTTGATGGTCGGTTCGTGCGAGAACGCGACGGCCAGCTTGCCTTGCTTCTGGAGTTCGCGGATTTCGTCCTCGCTCATACCAGTCTGGCGGGTGAGGTCCTTGATGGAGGCGATGGCCTCATTGAGACCGAAACCTTCGACCGTCTGCGTCAGGCCACCATACTTCGGCAGTATCATGCCCTTCGCCGCCTGCTTGACGCCGGGCTTATTCATGTAATCGCCAAACTTCTCCATCGCACGGCCAGCGATTTTCTGCGCGTTCTCTGCCGCCTTCTCAGTGCCTTCCAGCTGATAATCGCTGGCTGCATTGAGGAGATTGAGCATCGCGCCGCCTGGACCGCCGGACATACCGCCATTCTTGGTGGCCTGTATGGTGTTGGCGAAGGTGGCCGGATTGGGCAGCACATACGACTGGTCGCCAATCTGCACTTCCAGCGCCTGCCGCTTCCCATCCTGCATGTACTGTTTGCCGAGATGCTGCATGACCGCTTTGTTGAACGCGGCCTTGTTCTCAGGGTCAACGCCAGCTTCTGTCACCGCCTGCCGAGCCGCAGCGAGGTCTTCGCCACTGAAGCGGGCAATGCCGTTGGAGGCTTCCAGCTTGGCGCGGGATTCGTCCGAACTGTTCGCCAGATACGACAGCATCGCGTGACGCGCCGGATTGGGCGACAGCAGACCAGCCGCATCCTGGGCAGTGAGCGCCTGATACAGGCCAGGGTTCGCTGTCCGGATGAGGTCCAGCTTCTCAGCCGAGACGTTCATCGTGTCGCGGCGTCCCTCCGGGCGTGGGTTGATGAGTGTCTGGTAGGTACGCGATGGGGTGCGGAACACATCCGCCATGTAACCGTCGCCACCTTCGTTCTGGCGCAGTCCCTCGAACAACGGCACCGTCTGGCCCTTGAAGCTGAGGCGCAGATTCTCTGGCGTCTCGTCGCCTTCAAACGACAGTCCGGACTGGCCTTCCCGCGCCAGCCCCATGAGCGCGTTCATGTGCTCAGTGGAGACTGGCCGGTTCTGACGTTCGGCCAGCTGCATCCCGTCATAGAATTCCTGTGTCGCCCACTGCGTCACCATCGGCTCCAGCGCCGGCGTCAGACGACCATCCACGTAGTTCTGCTGGACGAACTGCTGGGCAGCATCGCCACCCATTGAGGCAGTGGCATTCGCCATCAGCCAACTTTGGAACGATGCGCGGGTAGGGTAGGTGGCCGCAATCATCGCCTGTGCTTCAGCAGCAACGCGGGCAGGCGATTCCATCACAGACCAGACCTGCGAACCGGCGGGCATATCTGCCGAATCCATCTGGACCGCACTGGTCTTGGTGTAGTGCTTCAGCGAGAACTGATTCTGGTAGGACATGACACTGACACGGTAATTGCCGTTCTCCAGCTGCTGGATGTCCTCAATGCTGTGCGCAGCGCCAGACGGCAGCTTGCCGAAGATGTCCTTGAACTCGCCCGTCCCGCGCCGGTTGCCATACCCCTCAGCGACCGCTGGGATGTTGGCATCCTTGCGCATGAAGATGTCACCGACAGACAAGCCTTTGGCCTGTTCTGCCGTAATCTCGTATTCATGCGATTTGCCCACCATCGGAATGCTGGTGTAGGCAATGCCGGTTGTCTGCGGGAGGTCGCCCAGCACGTCCGCCGTCTTCATAGCGACGTAGCCAGTGAGACCTCGCGCCTGTCGCTCAGTGGCGAACGGCGCCGAGATTTCCTGCATCGGCAGGCCAATGCCCATCATCGGTGTTCCGAGGTGGCCGCGCCCCGACGCACGGAGCATCTTCGCCTTCTCAGTGGCGTATGCGCCTTGCTCATTGGTCATGTAAGCCGCGCCGTACACCGCGTTCTGCGAGAAAGCGTAATTGCCCCCGCCGAACTTATCAGCGTCTTCGTAACCAGGCAGCTGGCGGACTGCCGCCAGGCGTTCCTCATACACCTTCGACGACATCTGGCCCTGCGGCACCTTGCCGAGGTATACGCTGGTCGCGGCCTGGGTCTCATTGACGATGCTGCGCAGATCGTCATTCGACATATAGAAGCCGCCGCGCTTGGTTGCCATGTTGAAGAGGGAGCGCCCGCGTTCACCTTCATCCTGACTGGCCCACGAGGAGAGGGTGCTGCGCAGCGTGTCCATATTGGACGTAATGCCGCGCTTCTCAGGGTCGAAGACGTGAGGAATGACCGCCCAGCCGCCACGCGAATCGGTGTTGCTGACGCCAATCATACCGGTCCCCGAAGACGCCCGTACCAGCGCCTCGCGCCCGTTGGCCTGCACACGGAAGACGCCATCGCCCTCGTGCTTGTAGGTCAGGCCCTCAACGCTTCCCAGCGTATCCTGAAACTGATTGCGCCACGTCGCATCCTTCTGCTGTACTGGCGCATCCACGGGCGTTTGCAGTGAGGGGTTGAGGAACCGGTCGCGCTGCATGACCGGCACGTTATTGAACAGCCGCTGGTTGTGCCGCTCCCATGTGCCTAGCAGGGGCGATTCCGCATCTGGCATGTTCAGGCGATTGAGCGGATGTGCGACCAGTGGCCGGAACCGGTCATCACCGGTCGGAGAGGGGAGGTTCGGCGTCCCCATCGGCGGCTGCACCTGCGGCATGACTTTCGCCACGTACTCTGTGCCACCCATTGGAATGTTGCGGCTCAGGTTCGGGACTACGTTGTTCCAGTACAGGCTGCGCAGCTGGGGGTTGTCGAGACGCTGGGCGACTTGCTGAAAGGCCGAATCAGTGGGGGCGATGCCGTGCAGATCGGTCGGGTCGATACCTGCCTGCTGGAATGCCTCATTGAGTTGCGCATTCCGCTTGACACCAACGCCCTTGAAGGAGGAGAAGTCATAGCTATTCGCCATAATCAAACTCCTTCAGGGCCTGTAATGCAACAATCCCGCGCCCTACACAGGAAGGGTCGGGGGACGGTAAGCGGTTCTTCTCTTCATTCTGTGCCCTGGTTCGCGCCCAGCTTGCATCGCTGTGTCGCTTTTCCGCCTCGTAGAGTTCGGCCAGGGCCTTGGGATTGTTTGCGTTCGCGGCCAGATGCGCATTCCGTCGCGCCCGCTGTATCTCGTTCATCCGTCCCCCTTCTTCAAGGACTGTAGGAACTCCTCCTGCGCTTTCAGTTGAGCGACCTGTCGATTACGAACCTCGACTTCCGCATCAATGCAGGTATTGAGTTCCCACATGAGTATTTCTGGCTGGTCTACATAAGCTCCCTCCCAATACGTCAGGCCGAAGCGCCGCAACTCGTACAATAGACTGAGGGGTTCGGGTTGCGGCGGTTGCTCATAGAATCCCGCTTCGATGGCGAGGGCAAGGAACGCCTCATGTTCCAGTTCGTTCCCGCCCCTTGCTGCCTCGAACTCAAGCCACCACACCACATGGTTTCTGAGGTTGGTGAGGTGGCTGTCTATTCCCCCTTAGCGGCGCCCCATTGAGGGTTGACGCGCAGGACGCAATCGTGGATTTCTTCCACGACTTCATCGGGCAGCAGGCCCAGCTTTACGCCGAACGTGATTTCATTCATGTCCAGTACGCCCAAGCCGTTTTTGCCTTCACGGAACTTGAACAATTCTTCGCCGTCATCGACAGGGAAGCCGCTGGCATCAGCCAGGGTAAGGAAGATGTCGCGGGCCATCACATCGCTGGCGTTCCAGTCCTGCTCCATCGCGCTCCTGCCGCCAATCTCGTCCTCGGTGATGTACCGGCGCTTGGACAGCAGTTCATTGCGAAAGCGAGTCTGCGCGAACGTAGCCTGCTTAATCACGACTTTCGCCACACCATCAGGGTCGGTCGTCAGTTCGAATTCCTGCATGGTGGGCTTGGAAGTTACCTTCATTCTGTGTGTCTCCTATATAGACAAATGCAAACCGGTCCTGACCTACATTGTACCATAAGTCAGAACCGGTTCTGCACATTAATTCAGTTTTTAACCACTTACGCCCAGGCGTAGGCAGCAGTCGCGTTCTGAAGCAGCAGTTGGGCGTAAACGCCACTCGCTGGGGTGATGACCAGGCCATTGAAGCGCTGGGTCACGATGTTACCAGCCTGAAGCTGCGGCCCGCCATCAGCAGACCAGACCACATCCTGCGCCCGCAGACCGAAGGCGTAGTTGCGACCAGAGGCAATGACCGAGGGCGCCTTGCCGATCAGCTTGAAGCCCCAATTCGGGCCAACGCCGCTGGTCTTGTACGGGTTCGGCGTCCACGAGGTCGCATTGGACGCGCCGCCGAAAGCCTTGAGGTACAGGTCGGGCGATTCCCACTTCACCACCACCTGGATGGAGACCGAGCGCTGGAGCGCGATGATGTCATCGAGGTAGTAGGAACCAACGATGGCTTCCTGCGCGGCCTGGGTCGTGCCATTCGAGATGTTCATGGTGCATGACAGCACTTTGGGCGCGTCGGCACCGAGCGAGATGGTGGCCGAGCACGATTCCGGAATGGTGCCGCTGGGGTTGTAGGTGTTCGCCCACGCCAGATTGTCCGGATTCGGAACGGTCGGGTCTTCCAGCGGCAGACGCCCCAGGAAGCTGGCCGTCATCTGCATTTTGCCGGTGGCCGGCACGACGATGCGCAGATTCTGCATGATGCAGTCGCCCGCGTATTCCGCCAGCGGATTCGCGCCAGGGACGTACTTGCGCATCGAGAACCAGGGCAGCCGCTCTCCCTGATTGAACGAGAACAGATGGGTGTTCACACCCGCGACCGTGTTGCCGTCCATGTCCTTGCCGGTCACAGACGACACCTGGCCCATCAGCGCGTAGGCCAGCAGACCGAACATGCCGTCCGCACGAGGCATAAAGTCCACCTGGCCGGCGGCGAACACGATGGTCTTGTACATGTCGCGTGGCGTCAGGTCACTGCCCACCTCCGGCGGGAGCGGCTGCATCTGCTCACGCGGGCTGATGTCAATGTCCGTCGCCAGAAAACGCTGCCAATTGCTGAAACTGGCGGGGTTGAACGCGCCAGAACCGATTTTGCCAGAACCCTGCGGGGAGATACCAACACTACCCCCCATCGCGGAAACTGTCATGTTATGCTATCTCCTTAGTCCGAATGGGCAATTTCAAAATGTCACGATAGGCTTTCGCCCACTTTGTCCAGTGGCGGCTGATGTCCCAATCCTTCCAGGCTGACCGATGGGCCGCGAACTGCAACCGATGTCGGTACTCATGGTCGGTCAGCAGCCGGTCCAGAGCATTGAACCAAGCGTCTGGCGTGTATTCCACCAGCAGCCCATTCTGCTCATTGCGGACCGCCAGCCTGTAAATGGGGTTGTCAGTCGCCACAACCGCAGCGCCAGCGAACCGGTTCTCGACCAAGCGCGTAGCGCCCATTCCCTCGACGGCCTTGATAGGGGACTTCCCCATATTGAAGCCATCGGCGGGGTCAACCGGCGCCAGGATGATGTCGCACTGGCGGATGAACTGTGAGTACGCGGGGTAGGCGAACCCTGCGAAATACTCGGTCTGCGGCAGTCCTTCGAGGTAGTCTGGCGTGAAGCCTGCGACCACCAGGCGGGAGTTCGGGTGCTTCTCCAGCACCGCTGGGAGAACGTCCTTGAGAACCTTCCAGTCTTCATAGTGCGTAAAGGAACCGGTCAGACCAATGATGGTCATGTCCGGCCCAGCTTTTCTGGTGATGGTGCCATTTCGCCACAGCTGTGGGTCCAGCATGTTGGGCAGCACATAGGTTGGCAGGCCAGTACGCTTGTGCATGGTCTCCGCCAGATACGGCGTCGTCACTGTCACCGCGTCGGCTAATCCCGCCACTGAGATTGCATCACCCTCAATGACCTTCTTATGCTCATTCGTGTAATCGTCGTCCACCTCGTAAACGACATGGATTCCGAAAGCCCGAATGGAGTTGATAAACCCTTCTGCTGCCTTGCGATGCTCATTGAGCACATAGAACCGAGGCAGCACGAGAAGGTCAGTTGAGTGCAAGAACTGGTCGAGCGCGTCTTCGTTCTCCAGGAACATCGCTACTGCATCGGCCAGAAAGCCCCAATGCGTTCCCCAGCCCTTCGCCTTGCCCAGGAAGTGCAGGGGCATGTTCCCCCTGTAGATTTCACAGGCCCCAGGTGTGCGAGGCTTCCCGCTGTATAGAACTGCTACGTTTGGCATATCACCTCAATGTCACTGCTTCAGTGCGGATTTGCCCGCGCCAGATACGCTGACTCTCGCCGCCGCTCTCTTCGAGGAAGCTGTCGGCAACCATCAGCTTGTGCGCTGTCTCTCCGAAGTCATCTGTCATGGTCGAAACGTCGATGGTCTCCAGCGTCCTCTCCGCCCTTGAGAGAATGACATTGGCAACCTGCCGCGCCGCGTCCTGCTCCGTGCCTTCCGGCAGAAAGAGGACGATCTCGACGACAAACCGCCGCCGCCACCAGCCTGTCCCATAGGGACTGCCAATCTCACCGACAGGGGTAGGGTAGAGGTCGTTCTCCCCTGTATTCCGCTCATGCCGCCATTCCTCATTACCGGTTCTGACAGTGACGCGCATCAGCGGGTCATCCTGCCAGAGGCCGATGGTGACGATACCCAATTTGGTCTCGTCACTGATATTGGTCAGCAGGGCTGTCTCCAGCGTCGAGCGCTGGAGTTCAGCCAGGAGGTTGAGGATGCTGGTATCCATTTACTTCTTGCCTCGATTCGGTCCCACGCGCTGCTGGCGCGGGTGGCGCGACAGTTCCGTCTCGTATGTCTTCAGATACCACTCCTGAATGGTTTTCACAGCGAGTGTGTCGGGCGTCCCACTGTCCTTCTTGGTGTCATACTGCGAGAGCATGGCTTCCTGCGAGGCCCGATTGGACAGCGCGTAGGAAGCAGTGAGATAAGCCACTGCCGTGTAGCCCCAGGAGGGCAGGTCGATCAGGTCACTGTCGGCCACCGGATGGTTGTAGTAGGCGTAGTAGAAGACCTTCAGAACCTCCCCGTTCGACAGCGGCTGCGTCAGATTGAGTGCCTGGCGCGGCCACACGTAGAACCCGCCCACCGTCTTGGTGGAGACGCCTGGGGTGAGGAAGACTGGCAACAGGTACTGCGGCTGAGAGGTCGCCCCCTCAATGAAAACCAGCGCAGAATCCTCCAGAGACGCATACACGTTATCCGGAAGCGTGAAGGCATCCGTCCCATCAGCGGGCGTGTACGAGGTCGCCGTCGCCTGCGCCGTATGAGCGCAAAAGGCATCGAGAGCGAACCCCACGCAGTCCCGCAGCAGGTCATTGCTCCACTTCTGCTTGGTGTCATCATCCCGTAGGATGGACCGCCGTATCTGTGTCCTGAACTCACCCCAAGTAATCGCCATCGCAGCACCCCTTATCGGACCGTCGGCCCCTTCATGCGGTTCGGGCCAGCACCAATGAAGACTTCGAACACCGCCGGCTCAAACAGGTTGTAGCCCAGGTAGGCATCCCACGCCACGCGGTAGATGCTCTCGGTGTCGTCAATCGGCTTGGGCGTGTGAACACGCGGCGGGCGACCGACACCCTGCACCACGCCGTCACTGCCGCCAACGAAGGTGGCCGTGTGGATGTGGCGACCCTTGGTGACGTAGCCGTAGACGCCGCTGCCCAGGTCGGTCGTGAAGTCTTCGAGAATCGGCTGGTCGAGCGCAATGCGACCGTTCGGCTGGTCCACAGCGACGATGCGGCGGTTGTGCGCCTTACCATCGGTGTAGTCCACACCGTTCGTGACGCCGTTGGCGTTGGTGCGGCCAACGTGAATGGTCACGTAGTCGTTCACCTTGAAGTCGCCCACGCTGAAGCCTGCGGTCTGGACGTAGTGGGTCACGCCGCTGGTCTGACCCACCTTGAACACACTGTCAACCAGCGTCACGGTCGGGTCCGGCGAACCGTCGCCCTGGTGAATCTGGCCGGTGATGTTCACCTGCTTGTAGATCGTGCCGCAGTTGTACAGGCAGGCGTCATTGGTCTGGTAGAAGTCCACACCGCGCCAGCTGCCAACGAGACCATTGATGAGAGCGCCTTGGTCGGCATACCGGTGGGCGTCAATCCAGTCGCCAGGGCCAGCCTGCTTCCGGATGGTCTGGACGATACCTGGGGTGGTGATGCAGGGGATGTTCCCATGCCGTCCGTCCAGGTTGTCCGCATACGGGACGCCGCGTTCCGCCATGCCCAGGTGGATGTCCTCAATGAGGTCCGAAGACATGGTATCCAGCGAGGTGATCTGGTTGAAGCCAGTGGCCGTGCCGCCAGCGCCCATCATCTTGAACGAGTTCGAGAGGAAGGTGTTGCGGGCCACGCGCTCGAAGACCGCGACCATCTGCGGGCCAGTTGCGCCATTGATGATCGGCTTGAGGCCGAAGGCGCCATTGGACTGCCAGTACGTCACCATGTCGTCGTACTCGTTGAGCGAGAGTTTGCCGCTGTAACGGGCGAACGTCACATCGCGGGCCGCGCTGTCGATGTAGCTCGACGGCAACCAGATTTGGCGCAGGCCAGTCTGGTTAAAGTTGGCATGCGGCGCGATGAGTTTCGTCAGCGTCATGTTCTTGGCCCGCACGTCGCCCAAATTGATTTGGGTCGTGACGAACCGGTTGTAGATGACGTGCTTCCGGTAGAAGTCGCTCAGCAGGACCGCATTGAAGAGGTCGCGCTGGTTTGTCGCCACATTAGCCCAAGGGTTAATGGGGTAGAAATTGTCGAAATCGCCAACAGCCATGTTGTTCCTCCGTTGTTAGTCCGGCCTCTGTGGTGGGGCGAATTCCCCAGGCTGTCAGCACAACACAGAACCGGTTCTCGTTATTTCTTAGCCGCCGCCTCGAACATCGCCGCCTGTAGGTTCGCGTACTCCTTCGAGTACGGGTCCATCGTCAGCAACTTCTTCGCCATCTCTTCAACCGTCATGGCGGCACCCTGCTGGGCAGGCGGTTGAGTGGGCGTAGTGCCCTGAACCTGCTGGACAACGGCATTGCCACGCATGGCGTCCAGCGTTGACTTGAACTTGGTGAGATAGCCAGTGAGGGCATCGCCTTCCAGCGTCTCGACTCCAGGCATCAGCCCATCGTCGTACAGCTTCACCAGTTCGGGGGAAGTCTGGCCGATGGCAGTGCGAACCGCCGTCTGCTTCTGGAACTTCTCCACCTGACCGGTCAGCTGCTGAACCTGCTGGGTGAGGGTTGCTCTCTCCTGCTCCCACGAAGTTTTGTTGTTGGTCGCTTCGGCCTGGAAGAGTTCATACTGCGACTGCAATTCCGCAGCCTTCAGTTGAGCCGCCTTCTTCTCGTTGGTGGCGGTGGTCAGGGCGCTCTGCTGGCCGTTGTAACGGCTTTCCAGCTGCTCTGCCTTCTGCTTCCATTGGTCGCGTTCGGCCAACAGTGCATTGAGGTCCACCAGTTGTCCAGGAGTGGAAGGGGTCGTAACAGGGGTGTTGCCACCTGCTGTCTGACTGCCTGCCGCTTGCTGTACGGGGTCCATTTGTTTTTACTCCTACTGCTTTTCGCTGAGGCCGCTGTCGGCAACAGGGGCCTGAATTTTGGTTGGTGCGCCACTGCCGAGGGTGGTGCCAGGTTTGTCAGTCTGACCAGCAGACTGTAAACTTGCTTTGAACTCCATAAAGTCCTTGATACGCTTGATCTCCTCGTCCGTATTGCGCACGTCGCCGTATTGTTCCAACGCCGTTTCCAAGGACATTGAGCCGGACTGAAGCCGCAGCGTGACCTCATTGACCAATTGCTCACGGTCACGCGGGATTTGAGGCGCCCAATCGGGGGCCAACTCCAGCCGCTTCTTGACATCCGGAGGGATGTTGATTCCCTCGACTGGACGTTTGATGAGCATTCTCAAAATCATCCAGTTCACGCGGTTGAATCCCTCGCCCCAAAACGTGCGCTGCATGCGCGTGTTAACGGTGGCAGGCCACATGCGGAAAGCGAGTGTCAGGGCGCTGCGCTGCGAACCTTCATCCTCACCGAAAGCGATGGGGCCAAGGCTGGCTTCGCGCAGCAGCTGATTCCAGATGTTATTGGGCCAGTTCACCAGCGCGTCCGATAGGGCAGGGGCTTCCTCGGTCTTGATGGCCGGTGCGTCCTTGCTCATTGGCGGGGTCTGGCCCAGGTCAATGACATTTAAGCCAGGGGCGATTTCTCGCTCCTGGGGGTCTATATACACATTGGACATGAACCGGTGACGGTCCACTGCCTTGAGCATCGCATCGCCGGTGTCTGCCAGACGGCTGTTGTATTCCGTCAGCAGGCCAGTGATGTCATCGACGACAGACGGCCCCAGCCGCGTCCCTTCACGGTAGCGAGGGACGTAGACGAAAGGCACGAACCCGAAGATGTTGGGCACATCCTTCATCTCAACCTCAATGACTTGCTCTGTGCCAGTGAGAGGGTTGATGTCCCTAATCCTCTCAATGACCGGCTTGCCATTCACCGTGACCGTGTAGCTTTTCTTCGTCCAGTGCTCCACGTACAGGTAGATTCCGGTATTGTTGCCCTTCGTATCGACGCCGAAATCCGATGCGGCTGTCTGTGCCGAGATGTTGTAAATCAGCCACGCGCCTTCGAGGTCCCAATCGTCTGTGCCCCATACCGGCAGGAAATAATCAGGCCGGATGTAACGTATGCGAATCGGGATAACCAGGTCGAGGTCCTTTGGGACGTACTCAACCTTGAAGACAGAACCGCCGAGTGGCTGCGACATGATGGCGCTTTCCATCTGGATTGCGCGGCCTGAACTAGCGTTCCATACCTCATTGACCACGTTCTCGACCAGCTTTGCCAGCTTCTGGTCATCCTCGCTGAGCGTGTCACCGGTCAATGGCTGTTTGGGCTTGGCAAGGCATTTGACCAGGGGCGTCGGGCTATCCGAAGCCTCACCCATCAGCAGGCCACCTAGCTTACGCGCAAAATTGCGCACTGAATTGACATGCAGTGGGTACTTCAGCAACGGGTCGCCGTTCTCGTCCGTGAACTTGCTCTCAGCAAGAGCGGCGCCGCTGTGCCAACGCAGGTATTCTTGGTAACGCTCACTCTGTTCGGTCCATGCAGCAATGGGGAAGTCTGCTGGTACTTGGCCCTTATCGAAGGGGATTTGAGTAGATGCGCTCCGGTCGTCTTGTGTGGCAGTAACTCCTCGACCAACATTGCCAACCATGCCACAACTCCGAGAACCGGTTCTCGTTACAGCATATCACAAGGTAGCATTAAGATGCAAGGTTATCCAGCATCTTCGCCAACTTTGCGATAAGCATGTATTCGATATGTCCTGACGTTCCGTGCGCAAACTGGTATGCGTACAGGGTGGCGAACTCGACTTCCTTGAGTTCGCGGTTATCCAGACTATCGCGCCACGTTGGTTTGGGCGGCTCTGGCGCAGGAGGTGGTGGGGGAGGGGGAACAATCGGCAGGTCGTAGGCAATCCAGCCCTGCGTCGGTTGTCCTAATGGCGCCGCTGGGCGCTCAATGAAGTACCAGCTGTAGCCACCAGACGTGCGCAGCGTGTCCGGATAGAGCGTGACAGTTTCACCTTGCCCAACCAGACCAATGCGGGTCGCATTGACACCTTCTGCCACTCGCAGATTGAAGCTGCTGCCAGTGATGGAGACCGAGATAGATTTGCCCTTGTTGGGCGGTACAACCACAGCCACGTTCGTATTTCTCCTTGCCTGAGCGTAACTTTCATATCCGGACTGATATTCACCAGCGCCGGTGTAGTCGTAATTGAGCCAGCGTTGGTAGTTATTTTCCTGCTTCGTGCCGCCAAAGCTGCCCATTGAGAAGCCACAGGTGGACGCGACCGGTGAAACATAGACGCGACCCGATGGAGCCACGTAATCATCGGCATACAGCACATCATTGTAGGCGATGGTCTGCTCCAGCAGCATCCGCTCTGTGCTCCAGCCCTTCAATGACCACTGCGCCCACTGATTGGCGAGGGTGCGCCAGCCGCTGATAACCGTATCGCCCACCTTCAGCAGCGCCTGTTCCCAGGCATGCACATCAGGGATGTCGTCGAACCCGCATTCGGTGATGTCAAAGACCGGCATGGCCTGGAAGGTGCGGTCGCAGTAGGCTGCGCCCCAGCGCCAGCGGCCCATGTGCCAGCAGTTGCCATTGGCCTTCATGGTTGCCCACTTGGTCGGGTCGGTGATGTAATTCCCAGGCTGGGCATCATTGACGCCGCTGGTCCAGACGCCTGCGCAGTATTCGTGCAGGCTGATCGAGAACCATTTTGGGTGCTTGGTGGCGATGTCCAGAAGGTTATGCAGCTTCACCCAATCATCCTGATGCGGGTTGCCAACGGCGAAGTCGAACATGCCGATGATTGGCCGTGTGCTTTCCGGCATCGCCAGTGTGAGTGCTGTCAGACCCTCATACCACGCAATGAGCGGGGCAGACAGCAGCGGTTCATTGGTCGGATGCAGTATCAGTGCATCGTGTGGAATCCCGCGCTCATCCAGCTTTCGCAGCTGAATTTTGAGCCAGTCCGCTGGCGCAATCGAGGTCGGAACGTGACCTTCCTCGCCCATGCAGCGATAGTGAACCCGCGCCACTGGAAACTGCTGTTTGAAGCGCCATGCAGTGTCCAGATCGACAAACATCATGCCGGATACGCCCAGGCGCATGGCATGTGCGAAGACGGTTTTCTCGTCGAAATTGCCTGCCTCGCGGCAGTTATACCCCTGAATGAGAACCTTTTTCATCTACCTCTCCTTGAAGAACCATGCCAGCCGTGACGACTGGCCGGACGATAGGCGTGCCGACTCTGCGGCACCGGCTCAGGCTCCGGACTGACCCTGCCGGCCAGCCGAATCAGGTGCAGTCCCACTTTGGTCAACACCTTGCCCAGCCACTTTCTCAATGCAAAAGACCGTTCATGCAGCCACAAACGGACCCGAATGCGGGCCATTTTGACCTTAACGCCGATGTCCGCCATGTCGATCTGCTCCTCGCGCTACGGCTCTGCCTTCATGAACATGATGCTTGCTGTGCTGCTTCCGCTTGGTCTTATTCTCATGGATGGAGTAGTAGAAGACGCGCTCCAACCAGCCGCAGGTCATCATCAGCATCGAAACGATGTCGGTATCGAGGTTGTCATCCGGCAGCTGGTACTTCGCCATCTGCGAAATCCAGCCTGGGATGGTCGGGAAATTGACCAGACCTCTGCTCATCAGGATTTTGGTGGCGTTCAGATGCATGTACTTGTTCGCGCCACCCATCTTCAGCCCCTCGCTGAGGATGCGCTGGAAAATTTCGACCCACCGTTCATACCCCGATTGCAAACCGGTTGCGTCATACGCAGCGCGGCCCTGCGCCTTGTACAACTGCACATAGTCGTAGAACTGCTGCATCCAGGGGTCCGGACTGTTGTTGCCGAAGACCCAGCTAAAAGCGGTAAGCTGCGCGGGTTGCTGCGGGAAATAGCTGATGTCCCACACGCCAATGACCGCTGCGTTACGCTTCGGCGGGTTGCCCCAGCCAGGGTCGGCAATGACCAGGTACTTGTTGTCCGGCTGCGGCGGCATCTCCCACTTCACAATCCCGATGCGCGGCGCCTCAATGACGCGGTAGCCAGGGGTCTCGTTCAGCAGGTGGGACTTCATCAGATCATCGAGAAGCAGTGAGTGGCACTTCTCCACGCTGGAAGCGGGGAAGTGTTCGCCATTGCCGATGGGCCGGAAGCCCTTGAGGAACGTGTCCTCGCTGGCCTTATCGTTGCCCACGTCGCGTTTGTACCGTTCCAGCTGCTCCTCGCTCAATGCCTCATTGTCGTAGCTGGAGACCCGATGGAAGTAGATATGCTCCGGTTCTTCTTCGGCCTGGTCCGCCATGTCCCACATATCGGGGTTGTCATACGGGTTGCCAATCCAGACCACCTGACCCTTGCGCTCACGACCGCGATAGCTGCCGCGCAGACGGCTGGAAATGACACGGCGGGCGTCCGGAATATCGGTCAGCCGCTCCGTCTGGTCGATGAGTGCGCAGTCTGCTTCCAGCGTCAGAATCTTCTGCACATCATCGAGGATGGAGTAGAAGTTGATGATGTTCTCGCCCACGTAGTCGTTGCCAATCACGATCTGCGGGTAAGGCCGTTCACGGATGCTGATGAGGAACCGGTCCTTGTAGAGCGTCCCCTCCATCAGGTCCTTCGCCTTTACCCACATCTCCTTGGCCTGCTCGGAGTAGGGGGCCAGACACAGCGCACGGTAGCCAGGAAGCGTGGCCGCGTCGATCAGCACATCGACAATGCCAGTGATGGTCTTACCCCCGCCGAAGCCACCGATGAGAATTTTGGTCTTCTGCGGCGCCAGACGGAAATCCAGCTGCCATCCCTGAAACAGCCAGCCATGATGAATGTGGAAGGCCGGTTCATCACTCCCAGGCTTCCAGACGACGCGGCACTGATGCTCTCCATGCCGCCACTCGTATTGGAACACGTCCGGTTCGCCGTCCGTCTCCCATACCTTATACAGCTGCTTGTACAGCGCCTGAACACGACTGTCTTTGGCATCGGGCAGCGCCCACGTACCGGTATTGTCCCCTCGGAAATACCAGTCCGTGAAAGCGTTGGGGTCTGTCTCAGCCAGGGCGAATAACTCGCGGTCGCCTTTGGTGAGTTTATAACGTCCGATGCGCGGGGCCATGATTACCCGCCGAACGAATGATTGGTGTAGGTGTCACCCAGCGACGAACCCCCAATGCGAACAAAGTTGTAGTGGTCGCCATCCGCAACCGCCTGCCACAGAGAGCCGTCAATCTCGAACGACCCCTGTTCCTTCTGCCATTTGCTCCGGAACCGCTCATAATTGGGGTTCTCAGGCTTCACAACGGCCACTTCATCGGGCATTTTCTGTCTCCTCTTCTTACTGAGAAATTACTTGTGATAATACAGTTTATCACCGACTGGTCTCTTTTTGGCCCTTATCCGGCCAGTCGAGAACCGGTTCTCTGATTGTATGGGATGTAGACGCTTTTGGACAGTGGCGGCTGCACCAGGAAGTGCTCACCGAACGACACTGCCAGGGAGCCGTCCTTGCGCTTATGGAAAATGCGATTCTGGAAATGCACGTCGCGGTCGCGCAGGTTGATGTGGATAACGGTCATGCCGTTGACCCACTTCGATTTTTGCTTGTCCTGGGCGTAGTGCGGATAGATGTGGCACATGCAGGGCGTGATGACGCTTTCGACGTAGTACCGGTCCGGCACCAGCAGGTTGTCGTCATTCTTGGCATAGGCGGTGTTGATGTACCAGCTGGGGAAATGGGTATGCGAGGCCGCGTTGGACATGGTGCCACCCACGTCTGTGATGCTGAGTTTGGCCGCGTTCTTGCCAGTCCGGTCGCCATGCTGGATGTGGAGCGGCCCGATGAACAGTTCGTCGAACCAACCAGGCCACCAGACCCTGCCATCCTGACGTACCACGTCGAGGAAGTCCTCAATGAGGCTGTCCCCGTTCATGGGATTGGCATTCGCCAACGTCTGCACCCGAATCCGGCAGTGATTCCCGCCGGTGACGACCTTTTTACTGTCGGGTGTGATGTCGTCGAGGCGGTCGAGCAGCCGCATCCAGGGACGGCGTACTTCGCGGAAGGCGTCCCGCCGGCGACGGTTGTGGGAGCGCGGGAACTTGAGCGAGAGGATGTCGAAGTCGAACAGATCGCCGTTCCAGAGGTGCATATCCGGCTGGAGCACGTCAGCCATCTGGAGGCCGAGTTCTTCCACCTGCATATCCTCGTCCGGCTTGTGCATGTCCGGCCACTGGAGGATGGTGAGTGTGCCATCGGTGTTGGCTTTGTGGTTGATGAAGTCTTCCCACTTCTGCCAGTCGTTGATGTCTTTCGCGGATGGTTCGTACATATCCGCATCCATCTGCGCCAGGAGCGACCGGAGTTCTTCATTCTCGGTGCGCAGGTGCTCTGCCTCAATGCGGGCGGCGCGGTTGATACGACCATTCACAGACTTCGGAGAGAGGCCGAGTTGATCGGCCAGTTGGCGGCGGGTCAGCCCCCTGGCTTTCCCCTCGCGGTAGGCTGCAAGTAATTCTGCATCGGAAGGCAAGATTGGCCCCTTTTTGAGAGAACCGGTTCTTATACGATGGAGATTGTCTTTGACACCGGCACCAGAACCTCAGTGCCAGGGCGTTATGGCTTACGGGTGATGAGTTGGTAGGCCAGCCAGACGAAGACGGCAGCAGCGGATAAGAGTTGCGATGGTCGCCAGTTCCGCTCATGCGGGATGCGCAGCACCCGTTCCGCCACAAAGCTGATTGCGACGGTGAGTACAAACCACCCCGCCAGACCGCCAATGACTGCTACCCATATCAATGGACCCATTGGACGCTCCTTGTGTCCCTCACATTATAGCATAGAGTTCTTACGCTTTGTTGATGGTTTGTTTATTCATAACTAATTCAGAAGTGCAGTTCCGGCGACTTTTAGACCCCCTCTCGTGAGAGACCCCTTCTATAGTGAGATTTGAGAGTGTGGAAAGTGAACCTGCCCCCTCTCTCTCAGGCCCGCAATTTCGCGGGCTTTTTGATTCTATTTTCTCACGAGGAGACCTTAATCATGTTCGCAACCACCAACAACAGCAACGTCGAGTTCGCCGCCGAAGTGTACGCCTGCCTGGAGAACATTGCTGCCTATACCGGCAACAGCATGCACGAACTGTTCCTGGCGTACAACACCGTTTCGTCCTGCTTCAAGGCCAACGACGAGAAGGCCAGCGCCAAGACCATGTATGTCATGAACAACTGCTGTGAGCGCAATCAGGCTCATATTGCAGCGATGGAATTGGCAGGGTGCGCAGATAAAAGCTACGCGCTGGAATTCATTCGTGCTTACAAGGGTTAATTTGCTTGCTACTTGCCAGAACGGGTTCTTGTTCTGGCAGGAATGGAAGCAATTTCGCTTCTTTATTTTCTTTTCACTCACAGGAGATTTCTCAACATGGCTACCTACAAACTGCTGTCCAATGAGTACGCTACCAGCACCATCCGCTCACTGTCCGAGGAGTACGAAGCACCGAACCTCAAGGCTGCAATGATTCGGGACATCATCGCTGATGTGTTCAACGATTGTGGCATTGAGGCTGAGAACGGCTGGATGATCGCCATTATCCACCACAACATCGACAAGGTGCATACCGTCGCTGATGCAGCGAAATTGGCTCTGCCTGTTGCCAAGCGGATGGGTCTCAAGACCAATCAGCAGCGTGACATTGAAGCTGCTATCTACGCTTGGGTTGGTGTGCATGGTCGTGGTCAGCTACGTACTGCACAGCGCAATGACCGTGTTGCTGCCAGTGTAGGTCTTCGCTGAGAACCGGTTCTTATTATCCCTTAGAGGTAGCAAGCCCTGTGCTTGCTCTCTCTGTGGGCTGAATAAGCAGCCCGTAGGCACAGAAAGGAGAATACCGTGCCTCAAATTACCTATCTCATTTCAGTTCGCAGGAACATTGCTCAGTTTTACATCCTCGCTAAGGACAGTTCGATTGGCTTTGCTGAGAAGCAGGGTCGCATTGCACTGTACATCGAGTGGGTGCAGGACATGAAGGCTATTCTGTCCTCACCCACTGAGGAAGAGGAAGAACTGCGCATTGCTGCACAGCAGGCTACGTCCAAGGCACAGAAGGCTGCTCTCTCGCATGATTGGGCAGAAATGACGCTGCTACGTCAGACTGTGCTGGAAGAACTCACTGTATCCTACAACGTAGCTCTGCAACTGAAAAGAGACATATAATCCTTGTGTGGGTAGGGTGCAATCACCCTACCCTACACTATCAAGGAGGAATATGTTGTCTTTCAAAAGGGCATTGCTTGAATACACCACACTACCAGATGGTGTACCACTGACAGACCTACTGCACAGGGATATGCCTGGTAGCACTGAGGTACAAGCAGCGCATGTGCTTATAGCACAGGATGGGGATGTGAGGGAAATCAGCAGGTTGATACGGGAAGGTGCGATGGCCTATGCCAAGCATCATGGCCTATCCACCAGCAAGGCCCTGTTCGCAACCGCAGAAGCTGGTCTCTTCGCCTTCAATGAGATGTTCATGCCCCAGCCCGTGCTCCAGTAATCACAACTAAATAGTGCAAATCAAAGCCCCTCTGGAAAGAGGGGTTTTTATTTGTCCTTTTTAGCTTGCACGGAGGTCAATCGTGCTTACCGGACTGTTCTTCGTTCTTTTCGTCGCGGCGGTGCTCTGGCATCGCTTCAACCCCATCGTCATTGAGAAGAAGGTGCGCCCGCAGTATCGCAAGAAGGCGAACCAGATTCCCGATGGCTACATCAGCATCGACGAGGCCATGGCCTCAGAGGACCGCGTTGTGCTCAACACCGTCAAGGTGTGCAACGAAGCGCATCGCCTGGGCCTGGAGGTGATGGTCGTCGATGGCAACATCGTGGCTGGCAAGTACATCGGCAAGCTGTTTGGCGTGACCCATTACGTCGAGAACGGCGAACTGCTGCCAGCATATCCTTCGCTGGGGACCGAACAGGTCCCCCAGCGCCAGCCAGAACCGGTTCGCCGTATTGTCAGCCAGGAACCGCCACCCGCCACTTTCTACCGCGACGAAGACGCCCCAGCGTGGGCCAACTAACGAGGTCTATCATGCCCAACTTCTCGGTCAAGAGCATCCAACTCGACAATAGCTGCCGTCTGTCCATCCTCAATGTGGTAGACGAACAGGACACCCCTACCCTCACGGTCCCCCAGGCCACTGAGGTGCTGAAAGCGGCCAAGCGTATTGCGCTGGGTAACATCAAGTTCGACGACATTGTGGAACTCGAATCCATGCCAGGTTACTTCCGCTGGAAGCCCAGCAAGGAGATGCGCCACACTTGCGATTGCGAAATCCGTATGGTTTTCCGCTACATCCGAGGCGGCGTCGAAATCATCGCTGCCCGCAAACGGACCGACGACTTCTACAGCCGTATCGTTGCCGGTCGCATCCGCCAGTACGTGCGATAGTTCGTTACTGCCCATGAGAACCAGTTCTGGAGTTCATGGGCAGAGTGGGCACTATCGCCCTTTCTTTTTACTCGCCTTAAGGAGGCACTGTTACTATGGCTACCACTATCCGCTCACAGAAGACCGCCGCCACCAAGATCGCTGACGTCGCTCTCGCCGCAATGGAAGCAGGCAAGGCCGAATGGGACACCATCCAGGCCGAGCGTATCGCCGCGCTGCGCGATGCCGAACTCGAAACCTGCATTGAGGTGGCTGAGACCGTGCTGGCCGACGCTAAGGACGACCTGGGCGCACAGTTCGGGAACGCGGTCATCCACACGGCCAACCTGCTGATGCAGGGCGCCCGCCCGCTGGCGCAGTCGTTCCTCAGCGACGACCCCGCCGCCTACCCCATCGCTGCCACCTTCGACAACATCGCGCAGGTGGCCCGCGCCTTCGTGCAGTGGAATCGCGGCACGGCGAACATCATTGAGGTGGATGAGAAGGTTGTGCGCCTCTCCACCAACACCGGCCACGTCTCCGAGATTCGCCGCAAGGACGGCTATTGGGACGTGCGCAATATCGACACCGGCCTGTGCCACGAACGGCTGAATCAGCTGCGCGACAAGGCCCGCCGGAACAACATGGACGTGCGCGAAGTCATCACCAAGCACGTTGTATTGGCGCTGCTGGCGATGGGCCGCAGCATCCGCTTCGTGGTCCCTGGCAGTGACAAGCCAGCGGACAAGTCATTCGTCCTGAAGGCACTGGCTTATGGTGCCGAGAAGGAACGCAGGCAGGTTGCTGCCTAATTTGTTATCCTAGAGGCTCAGAACCGGTTCTCTGAGCCTCCTATTTCGTTTCTACAAGGAGACTTTGCCATGCCAATGATCGTCGAAGATGCACCCGTTCTGCCGAGCCAGATGCCCACTGAGGACCTGGACCTGTCATGGATTGACAACGCTGAACCCGATTGGCAGCGTTGGAACGTCTCACTGAAGTGTGGTGGCCGCATCTATGAGGCTGACGCCGCTGGACTGCACCGCATCAACCGCCACCTCATCAACTTCAAGAGTGCGGGCTGGGCACTCGCCATCGCGGAACTCTTCAGCATTGAGGACGACCCCGCCGACCCCAGCACCATCTACATCCTGCACCGCGACCAGAAGGAGACCGGCTTCATCTATAAGGATGGCAAGCTGTTCTACTACGTCGATGGGCAAATCGGCCAGCCCTATCAGGACGTGCAGGCGGAACTGGCGAAGGAGCATAACGATAACATCACTGCTGCCATCCAGCGCGTGATGAGCGCTCCGGACATGAAGAAGTACATGGCCGACAACCCCAAGGATGCGGGCGCCTTCCGCTTCCAGGACTACATCCGCGCCCAGCAGGTCGAGCATCCGGTCATGCTTGCCATTGAGGTGGGCCTGCGCGACGGTGCCTATATCCCGCTGGATAAGCGCAGCGAGAACTATGAGCGCTTTATCTCCAGCACCGTCATCGGCAGCTATCGTGCCTGGTTGCACTACTACAGCACCTGCGATTGGAGCCGCCATGCGTAACCACGCGCTGAGGGAGCAAGGACCCCCACGCGGCCACCCACCCTCACTGGTACACATCGTCGGCAGACGTATACCGTCGCCATAAGCACATCCACCGGCCCCGCACACCCGCCGGCCACCAGTCGAAGACAGGCTCTCCCTCTATACAGGCTCATTGAGAAAGGTATCAGCACCATGCTCATCAACCGCTATGCAGAACTCACCGTCGCCTCCCTCTATGATGGCGCCATCCACAATGTCACTGTCTACCGTCCAGGCGGCAGCAATACCTATCACAACGTCACGGTGGGCCGCATCGAAGCCCTCAACCGCATCCTCAATGCCCACAAGCCCTATATGGAGACGGCTGTGCTCAAGGATGAGTACCAGCACGTCACCCGCTACACCTGGCTCAATCCGCAGCCGCTGGAAATTCTGGAGGTGGATCCGTCGGCATAGGGTTCTAACCCCCGTACCACGTCACACACCCCCAGCACTGCATTGGGAGCACGTCTCGACCGTCAACAACCAGGTGGGCACCTACCCCACCTTTCCATCTATCCGTTCTGTCTCTCTATCTATAAGGAGTTCTCTCTCTATGTCCACACTCACCATTACGTCTGCTGGCCCTGCTGACAATGCCGATCATCCCATTGAGATTGAGGCCACGATCAAGATGGAGCGCGGCTACTCTCGCTGGAATGGCATCACAGTCATGGGCTCACTCGTCAACCGCGACCTCACCAAGTTCGCCAAATTCACACTCGACGGCCACAACCTCATCGTCTCGGACCTCATCCACAATAACGAACTCGACGCCTGGAAGAAGACCATTGAGGATGTCGCTGCCGAGTTCGACGCCATCACGGAAGTGGTCATCCGCCACCGCGTCCAGACCCGCGTTATCATCCGCAAGAAGGACTAATCATGAAGCGCCCTTCGACCACCACTCAGCCCACTGTCGTCAAGAAGCCTTCCGTCCGTAAGGGCGAAGGCTCTGACCCCGCTAAGGACCAGCAGGACAGGGACTACAAATCCCATAAATCCTAATGGCACGAAATCAGCAATTCTGCTATAATTAGGTCTATCTGGAGGTTATTCCGTGCCGAAACATCGAGAACCGGTTCTCCCAACAACCGACCCCACCACTCAAGGCTTCGTGTACATCCTGATGCTGGAGCGCCCGCTGGGCAATGACCGGCACCAAGCCCGATTTTACTGCGGCTGGGCGAAGTACCTCGACGCCCGCATCCACCACCATCGCGCCGGACGCGGCAGCAGCTTCACCCGCGCTGCCGTTCAGCAAGGCATCCGCATCCACCTCGTTTGGTCCGCTCGTGGCACTCGCAACGACGAGAGACGCATCAAGAACCACCACAACCTGGGCCGGTTCCTGCGCAGCCAGGGCATCAACATCGAAGAAGTTCAGAACCGGTTCTGTAGAGAGGGAGGAGAATGAAGAGTCCCAAGGCAAGATTCACCATCGGCCAGCGGGTTTACCGCTGGAATCGCAATCGCCGTGTGCTGGGCGAAGTGGTCGCGTTCGAACAGACCGAGCGCGGCCAGGAGTTCGAAGTCCGTGAGGATGGCGGGCCGACCCGCTGGTGGCACTCACGGCTGCTGCACAGGGTCAACGTCAAGGAGCAACCCGCCGATGCGCGTGAACCTGCTCTTTAAGTGGTTTGACCTGTGGGTGGGGGTCTACATCGACCGGAAAAACCGGACGGTCTATGCCTGTCCCCTGCCCTGTATCGTCGTTCGCATCCAGTTCCGGTAGTTAGCACTAACTCGTTCGCAAAATCTCAACCGAATATTCAACAGGAGAAGCGCATGACGTACTACAAAGTAACTGGAAAAAATGGAGAAAGCCTGCATGGCGGCGACTTAACGTGGTCGCTGCCGACTGAGGAGAACGGTGTGTGGACGCCGGGCGCATGGGCAGAAGTCGAGGGAGAGATTGTGGTGTGCAGCAACGGTCTGCACCTGACGACCGAACCCAGCAAATGGTACAGGACGGGCTGCCGCCTCTTCGTCGCGGAGGGCGAAGGCGACTGCGACGCCGAAGAAGACAAGATCGCCTTCCGCCGAGCGCGGCTGCTGCGCGAAGTGCCGCATCCAGACTGGTGGCAGCGGTCGCAAAATTTTGTCGCCAGCCTAAAGGCTGTGCCATTCTTCAAACCCGACGGCAGGCCACTGCCGGAGTGGAAGTTGTTTACCGCGCCGACCTGGGCCGCTGCCTGGGGCGCGGCCAGGGGCGCTGCCGGGGCCGCTGCCAGGGCCGCTGCCTGGAACACTGCCTGGGACGCTGCCAGGAACGCTGCCTGGGGCGCGGCCAGGGGCGCTGCCGGGGCCGCTGCCTGGAACGCTGCCAGGGACGCTGCCAGGGACGCTGCCTGGAACGCTGCCAGGGCCGCTGCCAGGGCCGCTGCCTGGAACACTATCTGGGACGCTGCCTGGAACGCTGCCTGGGGCGCTGCCTTATACAACGAGGTTGAGTTTGTCTGTGCTGACCTGAATATTGACCAGAAACACCGCGACCACGCGACGCGACGTTGGGAAGTGTGGCGGAAAGGTTACGTCGTGCTGTGCGACATGGACGGCGTGCTGTATGTGTATGCAGCGGAAACGGCCACACCAGAGTGCGCAGACGCGCCGGCGTGAATCGCCAACTAATCCGACACAGCACGCCGCCCGCGCGGACTGGACATCTAGCGGGCGGTGGCTGTCAAACACCGACCGCAAGGAACTGGCCCGCCTGCGGAAACAACTGGCCGAACTGTCCCGATAGCCACAGACCGAAGGAGACTACAACCACCATGATGAGCTATAAGCGCCTGAAGCAAATCGCAGCTGATACCAAGATCAGCGTCGTTCACCTGCTGGCCCTCAGCCCGAAGAACGACCCGTTCTATGCGGGCAAGCCCACCGATGTCCTGATGGCGGAATGGTTCAGGGGCGTATGGGATGACGCGGGCTACACCAGCGGCGTCCACCTGCGCCGGGCGCACTATTGGGTAGTGTCGCAGGGCAACTACCGGATGCACAACGGCGAAACCTACGAGAACACTGAGGCGTGCTGGAAATACCTCACCCAGGCGGCGAAGATGGCCCGGTATCTGGGGTATGTCGGCATCGACCAGATTCAGGACAACAAGAACCCTGAACCACAGACCACGACCTTTCACAACTACCGCTCCAACATCACCTTTGAAGTGCCAGTACCCAATCTGGACGAGCCGGAGGTCAACCTGTACGGGCCAGGCGATGCGAATGCCCAGCCCTACTACATGGAAATCTGGTGCGAGAAATCCACCATGAATGACATCCTGCTCCCCATTGCGCGGGAGTACGGCGCGACTCTGGTGACGTTCGAGGGCGAGGCCAGCATCACGGCCTGCAATAAGCTGGTGAAGCGCATTCAGGAGCGCGGTGGCAAGCCGACGCGGGTTTTCTATATCAGCGACTTCGACCCAGCAGGCAACTCTATGCCCGTTGCGACCAGCCGCAAGGTCGAATTCATCCTCGCCGAGGGCGACTACCCCGAACTGGATGTCAAAATCCGCCCGCTGGCGCTGAATGCCGAGCAGATCGAGCGCTACAACCTGCCGCGCATCCCCATCAAGGAGACGGAGAAGCGGGCCGGGAAGTTCGAAGCTGCGTTCGGCGCAGGTGCGTGCGAACTGGACGCACTCGAAGCCCTCTACCCCGGCGTGTTGGCTGACATGGTGCGCGATGCACTCAGCCCCTACTACAGCGAGGACGCCCGCGATTATGCCCACGACCAGGCGCGGGCGCTGCGCGAAGCCGTCGAGCGCCACATGAGTGAAATCATGGGCCGCTATCAGGCGGAGATTGACGCCGTGCGCGGGATGTTCAAGGAGATGAGCGAAATCAAGCTGGACGCCCGCTATGTCGTGCTGCCGTTCGAGGCTGATGTCGAGGAAAACCCCGACGAATGGCTGTTCGACTCGAAGCGGGATTACGCCGACCAACTCGCGTTCTATAAGCGTCACAAGGGACTGCTGGGCGACAGAGACGAGGAATAACCACCCCGTTACCAAAATCCGTAGAGGAGACTCTTATATCCTCTACGGAAATTGACAACACTCAACCTTAGCCACACGAAGGAGACTGCCGTGAACGAATATCGCAAAGCGCTGGAAGAAATCGTCAACATGCCCGTCCCCATGTCCATGAGCCTGAACGAGGCCCACGCATGGCAGCAGATAGTTCAGAAGATGCGGGACATCCCGCTCGACCCCGAATGGGCCAGTGAGGGTGAGGATGAGACCGCCGAACCCGAAGGCGAAGAGCGGGAAGAACCTGCGTATTCCGAATATTCGGAATATCTTCAGTTTTAATTCCCGCAAAACTCTGCTATAATTAGTGCTATCCAGAACCGGTTCTGGAAAAGGTATCACTGTGAGCCTACTCACGTTCCTGATGGACCGCCTGTTGAGCCTCATGATTGGCAAGGGCCAGCAGGCGCTTATCGAGGCATCCGCAGCCAACCAAGAGCGGATGCGCCGCATACTCCACAAGTTCGATGTGATCGAGACCGCCGTGCGGCCCGAATAGGAGGACAACTGCCATGTGCTACGAGACCAAGATTACCCCCACCGACGACCACAAACTGGACCTCTCCCTCACCTTCTGCGGCGAACCCGAACCGCTGGCCGGCCACCTGTACGATGTGGACCTGGCTATCAAGCTGGGACAGGCATACCTCAACACCGCCTTTGCGCTGGATGGCGAGGTAGCTGGCCCCAACGCCTTCAGCTGGGAACAGTCGGGCGACCGCTTCCAGATTCTGTTTCACGGCCAACCGCTTACGCTGCTGCCCCACCTCTTCAGTGAGCGCAAGCTGGCCTACGACCTGGGCCATACCCTCTGCGTGATGGCCGTCCACATGCAACTCCATCAGGCCGCGAAGACCGCTCCCATCCTGCCAGAACCGGTTCTCAACGAGACTGCCTGATGAAGCATACCGAGAGGCTGGCAGCAGTGCTGGCCTACATCGAAGAACACGGCCAGTGCAGGGGTTACGCCCCTGCTGGCGTTGACCTCGCCAAGCACTTCGCGGTCAATCCCAACACGGCTCAGGGCTGGCTGAAGGCCCTTGAGGAAGAAGGCCGCATCGTGCGGCACGGTATCCGCAACATCCAAATTGTTCAGGAAGGTTAACAATGCCCCTCACGATTACGCTGTACGCCAGTCAGGACATCACTGAGGCCCACCTGGGCAGCGGCGACCCTAACGTTGTCGTTTTCCCCGCCGGAACACCGGCCACGCTCATCTCCATCGAGAAGTACGGTTACTTCGTGCGCTTTACCGGCGCGAAATTGCCCTACTTCGTCCATGAGCATTTCCTCACCACCGAGAAGCCCGCCAACGGCGCCAACAAGGAATACGTGGTGGACGAGTATTACGTGCTGGCCGACGCCAATGGCCTGTTCATGATGGACCCCGACGCCCACCGCGAGATTCTGAAGTTTGGCGATCTGGCGGCGGCGCAGGAATGGGTCAAGGACGGCGAGGAAGCATTCACCCACCCCATCTGTGTCCGCGTCTTCGAACGCTGCGAGTATCAGGAGGTTGTCAATGTCCACTAATCTGCACAATGGGCCAGTCACCGGCGATGCGATCACCACAGGGCGTAACGGGACGGTCGCCCTGAAACGGCTGCACCTGTACCACTTCGACGCCAGCCAGACCGTCAACCTGGTGCCAGTCGGCAAGGCGGGTAAGGAACTCAACGGCGGCTTCTACAGCATCCCTGTGGCCGACTTCAACCGTATCATCGTCGGCTATCTGCGCGATTTGGATTACACGGTCATTGAGCCGGAGACCCCGCGCCAGACACTGGAACGGTCGATCAACGAGTTCAATGAGTACGACCCCAAGGTGGTGGCCGAGAAGGTTGCTGCGCTCAGTGATGAGAAGGTGGCCCTACTGGTGAAGTGGTACACGGACGCCAACGACGCCACCCAGCGCTGGGACGCTTACGACGCGGCAAAGCAGACGCTGGGCCTGCCGGAGGTGACGCCAGACCCCAACCGCATCGTGCGGCCCTACATCGACGAGGACGACATCCAGTTCCTCGAAGAGGATGGCTGGGGCGACCCCTACCCCACCGAAGACGACCCCGACAACCTCATTGGCGACATCCCGACCGAGGCCATTGAGAAGCTGGTGGCGGACGGCCACTCGCTCAAGGAACTCCTCGACCTGGCGAAGACCGTAGCCGAACGCCTCGGTGACGCTGCCAGTTACGAGATGGAACGTGGCACCGATGACGGCCATCTGTGGCTGCGGGATGCCAATACTGCTTTCAGCCTTCTCCAACTCATTGCCCTGTTCCGCTAATCTCAGGAGGATTACTGCCATGATGCGCCTGACCCCCAACAAAATTGTCGGTGTGAAGTTGCCCGATGCCCCACGCATCAATAAGGGCAACACATCCATCATCTACGAGACCGCCGACCCCAACGTGCTGGAATGCTACACGGTCGAGCAGATGAAACTGGAGTGGTGGCAGCGTGGGCTGGACATCACCCTGGACTACTACACCGAGGAAGGCGAGGCTCACTACTACGGCTTCGGCCTGCCCAACCGCTATAGCACCCGCCTTGAATGGAAGCACGTCACGCTGCCGGTTTACCGCTGCCTCGTGCGTCGGCTCGACCCGCTCACCGACGAGCAGCTGCGCCGTTCCAAGCAAATCCGCCGTGCCATCCGCAACCTGCTTATACCCATGCGGATGGTTGATAACGTGCCGGTTCAGATGCGGCGCTGGGACGCCATCTACAAACTCAGTGAGGAGTACCCCGAACTGAGGGAGCCGGTCGAATTCGTTCATGATTACGACTGCCAGCACATTTGGGATGACTTCGGCAATGGCGACTGGCTCTCGATGGATGGGCGGATGGTCTGTATAGACCCGTTCCATCATGACGATGTGAACGAAGCCCTGAGCCTGCGCCAACAACCCGAATGCTACTAGAACCGGTTCTAAGGAGGACCCAATGAAGACGAACACCCTGAACATCAACGGCGAAGCCATTCTCCATGTCGGTCATAAGGTTGCCATCGAGGTCAATGGCGTCTGCCGCGTGGCCGACTGGTCCGAACACTGGTGGGAGCAACAGTTCGCCGTCTCTGGCGTCGTGACTTCCATCGAAACCGCCGGTCACGTCTCGATTGCGACTGGTAGCGGGAATCGCCTGTCGCGCTACCCCGATGGGAACGTGCTGTACATCGACACGCTGCACCTGGTTGCCCACCTGCATCGCGGCACGGCGGCTGTAAAGGTGCTGGGCGAAGCCCCGCGCTGTGTCTGCTGCCATGCTCCCAAGAACGGCGGCTACTTCGAGAATGGCAAGGGCGAAATCATCTGCCTCGACTGCTACCGCAAACGCGACAGCCAGACGTTCGAACTGTGGTAGCGCGTCACCGGTAGACCGCTGGCAGCAAGGCGGCGGCGAGAACGGTTACATCTCTGCCCTGCCCTCTTACCCCAATGGGATGTACGAGATCGTGCTGGACCGGCGCGGCCTCGTTGTCTATCGCACAGTAAACCGTTTAGAAAGCGAGGTCAAGTAATGCCAGCATTGCGTTCCGTTCCGAAGTTCTCGCAGTACATCCGGAAGATTGCCGACCGGCATGAGTTCCCACTGGATGTGCCTTACGCTCACCTGCGGCTGGAGATGGGCAGCTTCCAGCCGCTCATCATTGAGAAGGTGGGCAAGCATTTCGTCAACGTGGGCCACCTCACGTCTGGCGACAGCATGCCTGACCCCATCGTGACCTTCTGGATAAACCCGCAGAACGGCAACTGGTATCCGGCCATCAGCCGAATGCTGGCAGACGGCGGGTATCCGGAGCAGCTGATTACCTTTGCGGACGACACGCCCAAGACCTTCTTCGCCCTGAGCCAGCATGACGTGGCGGGGTTCTGCGAAGGCATGTGGCTGAGTGCCCTGAAGGGTCAGAAACGGCTTGAGAACAGTGAACCGTCCTGGCGCATGGACCCTGACAAGTCCTACATCCTGCGCCCTGACGCTGCGCCAGAGGTCATTGTGCCGCGCAGTGGCACCTTCACCCTCAATGAGATGCGCGACGTGGTGCAGGACCGGATTGCCTTCATGTACCTCGAAGCGAATTACCGGCTCATCGTGGGCGACGAGATGCTGCTGCCCAATGAGCCTGACTGGAACGACCTTGCCAGCCGTCTGGCGGGGGGTGCGCCGGTCGCTGGCCCTGTACTCTTCACCAACGAGACGTTCCTGCGCTCCGGTGACGAGTAGAACACAGCAGCCGACGCACTGACAGTGTAGCAAACCTGGGGCGGTTCGCCGCCCCTCTTTCGACCCATTCACCAAGGAGACCGACATGAGCAAGCTGCAAGAACTGATTCAGGCACTGAAGCACATCCGCGACTTCGAACCAGACCTCGCCCGCTTCAACAACCGCGAGGACGGCCTGCGGATGTGGATTCAGTCCATGCGCCGCAGTGCTGACGAGGCTCTGTACAACATCGAGCACGACAAGCACGAGGGCAAGTCCGGCGATTGGGGGCGGCTGCACCGTCTCGTTGAGCGCGGCGCGACCCTCTACATCTTCCAGAAGAAGCACGGCAACAGCTTCACCTATCTGGACATCTACGTGGTCCATGACGAAAAGCTGGTCTGGATTAGCGGGCTGGTTGGCAAATGCAACATCCTGCCCTACTCCAGCAAAAAGGAGATGTGCCGGACGGCCAGCGCCAATGCCGTTCAGGAAGCGACCACCGCCATCAGTGCCGCGCTGTTCAATGGCGACCTGACCGCGCTGCGGTCCGAAGTCATGAGGACGTTCTGATGGAGATTATCAGCATCATCATCAGTGATACGCCCGATGACGACGAATCAGGCGTCGGCGCCGACCTGTACATCCATCCAGAGGATGGCGTGGTCTCGATGGAACTGAATCAGGACGGCGACAGCACACCCATTGTTCTCACCTATTCCGAATTTCGGCAGCTGGCGACCTGGCTGGCTGCCCAGGCATCCCGACTGGAGGAGTAACATGCCTGTCATTTGCCCGCGCAACATGCTGTGGAAGTATCCCATTGAGGCGTTCCCGCGTCCGACCCTCGCTGAACTGGACAACACCTCACTGTGGCAGGACCGTGAGTGGGTTATCGCCTACGTCCTGCCCTACACGGTGCGGGCGCTGGAGCAGGTTGACCACCACCATCTGGAGCAGTTCCGCTGGCTTCCGGTCGAATGCCTGACGCCGCTGGAACCGAGCCATGAGAAGTTTCATAAGAAGATCGTCCTGTACGCCGAGCGGATGCAGGCTGGCTCTCTGCCGCCGCCCATCCTTGTCATGCAGATGCAGGACTACTCGGAGATGGGGATTATCAACGGCCACCACCGCTGGCTGGCTGCGCAGCGGGCAGGATGGACCCACATTCCCTGCTGGGTGTCGTGGGCCTGGGCCAAGCCGCTGGGCGGGATGCTTCACGCAACCGCCCTGACCTATGAGGAATTGACGGCGCGGATGCATCGCCGCCGTCAGCAAGTTCGGGCTATCAGAACCGGTTCTCAAGGAGGATTATGAACCGCAAAGACCGTCGCTACTATCAGAAGCGTCACCAGCAGTGGCTACGGAATCGCCCGCAGCACCGACCGCTGAACTGGTACAAGTTTTGTGTGCTGGAACTGAGCATCACGCTCATCTTCCTGTTCAGCTGGAGGTAATCATGCCGAGCGGATGGTATTCAACCGACCGGCGACCGCGTGGCCCACGCATGACGAAGCGACTGGCCGATATTATGCGCTGGGTGCAGGACTATGAGGCGGCTCACGGCAAGCCGCCCTACTACGCCCAGGCCGCAGCCTGGTTCGGCACCACCAAGTCTGGAATGTACTTCCAGTATCGCCGTCTGGAGAAGCTGGGCTACATACGGTTCGGCTACCAGACCAAGACGCGACACGAAAAGGCCAAAGTCATCATCCTGAAAAAGCTGGAGGAACCGCATGGCAACGCCGCTTGAGGAGCAGATCGCCAACTACAAGCGCCAGTTCGAACTGTACGCCGAGTTACTGCCGCAGCTTCAAGCCATTGGGCCAGGAGCGGGTGCCTATGCCGCACGTCTCGACCTTGAGTATGCCTACAGGGACAAGGGCTGGGACGGTAGCCGATGGAATTGGCACGAGGATTGGGACGGTCTGTTGGTGCAGCGCCTTCATGCGCTGGAAGCTGCCGGATTCGAGGTGACGCAGTTTTACCGGAAAATGGCAATCAAGATGCGTACAGCGAAGGGCATAGGCCGCGCCAAGATTGTACGGCGCATTTGTGAGGTTGTTGGAGAGGACTGGAACTCCATCAGCTTCAAGCGTGGAATCTATGTGCAGTGGAAGTATGGCCGTCAGTGGAGGTACTAAACATGGAGTTGGAGTTCGGCATCGGGGAAGTGACCATCGAGCCAGTCATGGACTGGAACATTGACAGCCTGAAGCAGGCGGCTGAACTATGGGAGCGGTTGAAGACCATCAGCTACGTCGAGAGGAAGGCAGACGACTTTATCCTGCTGGACCTGGGCAGCGATGAGATTGAACAATTCCTGTCTCAGGGAGCGTTCGATGCGATTGACGCCATCATCATCCAGGCCATCACTGCCGCGAAGGTTCATGGCGCGGGCGACATCAAGGTGTGGAAACTCGAATGAGCGACATCAAGCCCTACCCCGCTCCGATTGACCTGGAACTCGTGCGCGGCTCTGGCAACGTCCGGATTGTCGGCATGGCCGCGATGCGCCAGGACATTGAGGAAGCGGACATTGAGACCGAGGACGGCGAGTTCGACGAGAAGGCCACTGCCGAGGCGCTGGCGAACTTTGACAAGATGCGGGCGCAGACCGTCCGCTACATGAAAGCGGCCTACGACTGGTGCCTCAAGGCTGAGATTCCGCTGGAGGTTATGGAGAACTTCACTCTGGCGGAATATCTCTCAACGTGCGTGGAAGTTCTCCTCAATGGCATTGAGGATGTGGCATGAATAAGCAGAAGAAGAAACTCAAGGACGGCAGCATCAGTCGAGGAATCGAATGGTGCGACTACACGTACAACCCCATCAAGGGTTGTATGCATGGTTGCCAGTGGACCATGCCCAACGGCCAGATCGCCAACTGCTACGCCGAGAACGTGGCTGAGAAAGTAGCGCAGGCAGCTTATCCGCACGGCTTCGAGCACCACTATTGGGAGCCGAAGGAGTTGGAGAAGCCGCTGAACGTCAAAGCGCCCAGCCGCATCTTCGTCGGCTCAATGGCTGATGTGTTCGGTCATTGGGTGCCGGAGGAGCAGGTGCAGGCGATTATCGACGTGGCCCGCCGTGCGTCCTGGCATACGTTCATCTTCCTGACGAAGAACGTGCGCCGCGTGATGAAGTTCCAGCTGCCGGATAACTGCTGGGTGGGTGCCTCGTCGCCGCCGGATTATATGTGGGGCAAGAAGCTGACGGACGGCCAGCGGGAGCGAATGCTGACTGCCGCCCTCAACACCCTCACTGAAATCAAAGAGCGTGGTATCGCCAAGACAACGTGGATGAGCGCCGAGCCACTGACCATTCCGCTGCACAGCTACATGAACGCCTACCCCAACGCGCTGAACTGGATTGTGATTGGCGCGGCGTCGAATGGCGCACAGAAGTACGCGCCAGAACACGAGTATGTGGTCCGGACGGTGGAGACTGCCGACAAGCTGGGCGCAGCCGTCTTCTTCAAGGGCAATCTGCGCTCCTTGCCTTGGGCTGCTGAGAACTGGCGCGAGGAATTCCCTTGGACTACATCACAGCCCTGATGAAAGTCATGTGGGCCACCAACTACCTCGACCTGGACAATCTGCTGGACAGAATCCCATCGAGTGAGTGGTGGCCGGAATACCATCGGCGTCGTGAGGCGATTGCTAACGTCACTCTCAATGTGCGTGGCAAGAAATCCGACTGGAAAGCCTATGGCGAACGCATGCTCCCCATGCTCCAGAACCTGTTCTTGGAGAATGATGAGCGACTGGTCAAACTTTTAGTGCAGAAGGAGAACGAAAGTGAAACTCTTCAATGAAGGTCAGCGTGTGGCATTTGTCGAGTCCCTGGTCCTCTCGCTCCGGCAGGTCATTAGCGATGAGGTGGGCAATCAGTTGGCCCACGTCGAGGACGATCTGGCGCAACGCGGGGTCAAGAAGGATGGCAACGACGCTTTCTATACTGCTATGGCAACGCTGGACGCAGTGGTACACCGCTTCGACCAGGGGACCCCTCTCGGTGAGGCGATGGAACTCCACCTCTTCCCCACCGAGCAGGAAATCGCCATGCCAGTTGCCGAGGAACTGGAGAACTGTGTCATGGAGGCGCTGCGGCGCCTCATCGCAGAACCGGTTCAGGTGAAGGTGCAGCAGTGAAGCCAATGGGCTTGCTCACCATCGACAAGTTGGGCGGGGCGACCTTCGCGGTTGCCCCCGACCTCAAGAACCTCATTGCCAGCTTCAGTGATTGGGCCGATGGCCTGGTCGTGCTCTGGCAGGCCGGTTGGTGGCCGACTGGCTCCCTCACAGCCTTCGGCCAGGAATCCATCATCTTAGTGCAATACAGGGAGACGCCTGCCCTGCCGTCACGCGGCGGGCGCATGCCAGTTGAATAGGCATAGGAGGTTAC